CCTATGGCATTGAGGTGGTGCTATACCGCATATACACTACATTCTTTTTAACACATGACGCATTATGCGTCTTTTTTATTGCTATTTTTTAGGCTATATGTTATGTTGATTGTGTACTTAGGAGGTATATTGATGATTGATATATCTAAGCTGATAAAGGCTGAATATGAGTACATAAGATTTAATGCCAACTTCACAGAGCGAGAATTAGAACTGTATGAGTTGCGCAACAAACAATACACATATGAAATGTGCGCCGAGTTGATGAATATGAGTGTGTCGACAATAAAACGGATAGCACATCAGGTAGACCGAAAGATAAACCGGGTGATACAATAATGACACTTTGGTGAGCTGATTATGAGCGGATAACGAACTCGTTACCGCTCTTTTTTTATGCAAAAATAGAGTTATAGGAGGTGGCTTATGATTACCGATGAAATATTGGAACGTATTTTTTCTAGGGAAGATGTGGCAAAAGTGCCACTTATATATCAATCGACAATGATACACGCAATTGACGAAGAACTTGAAAAGGAGAAAACGGATGATAGCACAGACACCTTATCAAAATATGATTTATAGTCAGCCGCAAATGGCTTATACACCCCAAATGTACAATCCATGGACAACTAGACCACAATCTCAGGTTCAGCCTATGCCAGTAGAGCAACCTCAACAAGTAATGCAGCCGCAAGTAAAGCCACTTACAGGTAAGGTTGTTCAGACTTTAGAAGCAATAACGGCAAATGATGTTCCAATGGATGGCACCGCTGCTTTTTTCCCTAAACAAGATTTGTCCGAGATTTATGTTAAAGGATGGAACGCAGAAGGGCAAATTGAAACAATCGTGTATAAGCCTGTTAGAGACACAAAACCGACACAGGCAGTAAATAATACTTTTGATGCAGAAAAATTTAAAATAGACCTATCAGAAAGCGTTACAGAGGGTATTACAACAAGATTGGATAATCTGTATTCAAAAATTGAAGAAATTGAAAGCAAACTAACAAGTTCTCAAAGAAAAAATTCGCGATCACAAAGTAAAGGTGGTGACGAAGAATGAACCCAATTAACATTTTTCAAATGATGAAAGCTGGCCCACAACAGTTTATACAGCAGATGATGGGAAATAATCAGATTATGAGTAATCCTATGATGAAAAATACTATCAATATGGCACAACAAGGCAACGTACAGGGTATAGAGCAAATGGCGAGAAATTTGTGCAAAGAAAAGGGATTAAATGCAGATGATGTATTTAATCAGATAAAAAGTAGATTTGGTAATTAGTAGCATATTAGATGTCTTTGCAAATTACCTAGGTGACATCTTTATGAATATATTTTCAGGAGGTAACAATATGTTTTCAAACTCAAATTGTGCCAGCGTACCTTTAGTGGCTAACATTGATGGTAATGGCAATAACAATGGTGGTTGGGCTGACGGCGGATGGCTTTGGATAATCGTTGTATTTGCCTTGCTCTTTGGATGGGGCAATGGTGGATTTGGCGGTTTTGGCGGCAACAATGGCGGTGGCTATGTTGCAACAGCAGCTACACAAGCTGATATTCAGAGAGGATTTGATAATTCAGCAGTTATCAGCAAGTTAGACGGCATTTCTAACGGACTTTGTGATGGATTTTATGCCATGAACAACAGCATGCTTACTGGTTTTAACGGCATTAACACAAATATCATGCAGACAGGCTATGGCATACAACAGGCGATCAACGCTGACACTGTAGCCGGTATGCAGAACACAAATGCTATTCAGGCAACCCTTAACAACATGGCTGCTCAGAATGCCGCTTGTTGCTGTGAGACTCAGAGACAGATTGAGAGAGGTTTCTGCGACACCAACTACAACATGGCTACACAGGCTTGTGAGACAAGACAGGCTATCGAGAACAGCACGAGAAGCATCCTTGATTTCCTGACTCAGGACAAGATAGCCACATTGCAGGCAGAAAACAATAGCTTAAGGCTCGCCGCATCACAGGATAGACAGAATGCACTTCTGACTACTGCAATGACAGCACAAACACAGCAGATTGTCAACTCTGTAAATCCTACAGCTATTCCAGCTTATGTTGTGCCTAATCCTAATGCTTATGCTTATGGATGTGGTTGCAATGCAGGCTGTGGCTGCTAAAAGTAGCAGCTACGTAAAAGCGAATAATTGAGTATCTTAATTGAGTTTAACTCGATTATGTCTGCTATGCAGTATTACTTTTTAACCTAAGGGCAGACTGAAATATGTTTGCCCTTATTTTGTGAAAGAGAGGTAAAGATAATGGAGATAACAGGAATTGCATTACAAACAGTTTCCGCAGGCGAAGATGTTGCATTTACAGAAACACCGGTATGTGGCACTAAATGTATAGTTCACAGACAGGGAAGCGGAATTATCAAGCTAAGAGGCATTACAAATCAGTGCAAGGCAAGATTTTTAGTATCCTATAGCGGTAATATCCAGATACCAACAGGCGGTACAGTTGAAGCTATCTCACTTGCTATTGCAGTAGATGGAGAGCCTTTGCAGTCAACACGAATGATTGTAACCCCAGCCGCAGTCGAGAATTTCTTTAATGTGTCGGCACAGGCTTATATTGATGTGTCTTGCGGTTGTTGCAGTACAGTAGCGGTGCAGAATACATCGGCACAGGCTATTGAAGTGCAGAATAGTAACTTAATCGCAGTAAGGGAGGCTTGATGATATGCATAAATGGGCTAAACAGATTATGGAATGTGTCAAGGCGAAAGTTGAAGCAATCGGATTAGATAATTTTGAGGGGCAGAACCTTGACGATTTAAAGGATTTTACAGAAATAGCGAAGAACATAGCTTGCTTTGACAAGGATTACAGAATTGTTGAAGCTATGGAAAAATCAGAAGATAATGAGGACATTATGCGTATGGTTGAACAGTACGAAGATTATCCAGATAGAAGATTCTATGATAACTACCGCTATGCTAATGGCAGATTTGCGCCGAAAGGCAGAGGAACAAGGCGCGGTTATATAGAGCCTCCTTACTATCATCAGATGCCAGACGATTATAGGACATGGGAAGATAAGCCAGTGCAGGAAAGAATGAGAGACCTTGATCGCATGAGTGGTAGAATGCACTATACAGAGCCAACGACTGCTACAAGAGACAGCAGAGAAGGCAAAAGTGGCATGATGAGGAGATCATACATCGAGGCTAAAGAAATGCATAAGGATAAAGACACAACTATGCAGGAACTTGAGAAGTACCTCAAAGGAGTTAGTGAGGACATTACAGATGTGATCGGCAGCATGACCCCGGAAGAGCGGTCGATGCTCAAATCAAAAATGTCTACACTTGTAACAAAGCTGTAACAATTACACATGATGTATATAAGCGTGAGGGAGTGCATAGCCGCTCTCTTGCGTTTTAAGGGGGCATATAGCTTGAATTTTGAATTAAATAGTATTCAATGGCAAATTGTATGGGTAGACAATAAAAACTCGTTATTGAGCCGTACAGATGGCTCTATGAGCGTGGGAGTAACAGACATGAATACCCACTGCATATATTTGGCTAAAAGTTTGCATGGGGCATTTCTACGTAAAGTGATTATACATGAACTATGTCATTGCGTTTGCATGTCATATAACATATATATGCCGATAGAACAGGAAGAGATGCTGTGTGACTTTGTTGCTACATACGGCGACCAAGTATTTGAAATTGTTGATATATTAACAGGATATATGGGAGATAGAATGTATGGATAACATAGATAAGATATTAAAATATATAAGACGAACCAATCCGGACATGACCCGACAAAAGTTGATAGAAGAGTTAGGACAATCACACTATATTGCCAAAGCCCTTGTTATAGCATCAAATCAAAAATAAAAATTAATTTTTCAAAAATTCTTATAAAAAATATTCGGATTAATGTATACCCCCCCTATCAAATAATTCTGAAAATTTCGGACGGTCAAAAAATTTTTCCTCAACTTTTTCTCAATTTCATGCGAGTTTTGTTCAGATTTTTGAACAGAATCGAAACACTTCAACGTGGTGAAGTGAGGCATAACCCAAACCGGGATCAGCCACACGGCGAAAGAATACCGCCGACAGGCTTATAATATGCCATTGTCTCCGCGATAGTTTTTTGTTTACTGCTTTCCGTGTCGCTGTTAATAGATTTACACGTCCATACATTCAAAAAGCCTTAAAACGCAAATAAACGCGTTGTTATCTTTGCTCATACAACAGCAATATAAACCGAGCGAGATCCACCACCAAAAAACGGCAGCAGACAGGCGCAATTAATAAGCCACCATAGACAATATAATTGTATAGAATTACACAAACAATTCACACAATTAAATATAACTGTACAGTTAATAAGGCTATACATGAACAGCATAGCACACAGGCGCCGACATAGCAATATTATATTATCAAAGATCAAAAAGCCGCCCGGCTGGCATCCTCTGCGGCGGTTAGACTAGCAATAACAAAAGTCACCTTGCAAGCCTGTTACAATGATCATTTTCCCATCTTTACGGCGGTAAACTATACCGCAACCGCCGTTATTTAAAGACCAAATAAGCCACCCTGGCGGCGTTGTTGCTTTTTTCTCTTTATAATCGTAAAAACAATAATGCGGTTTGATGCCGCTTTTTTCCTGTTCAAGTGCATTGTTTATAATTTCGTCATCTGTTAACAACAACGCTTTTCCGCTTTTCTGCCGTCCACAATATCTCATATATTTACACCTCTTTTTTAATTTTCTCCGGATTCCGGGAAGCAGCAAGGGGCGGAATCGAACCGCCCGAAATTCCTTTAATTCTTGCCGAACTTTTCAACCGCTTTTCTTTTCCTGTTATTTTCTTTTTGGCTTATGCCGGAATCATCAAAAACAAGGTTGTAACCGTCGTTTTTTAACGATTTTGCCATTTCAAAAGGGTTTATTTTTGGAAATCTACAAGCATATTCGATGCAATTAAAACGAATCGGCTTTGTGTTATTGTTTGTCAATTTGATCAAGTCCCTTTTGTAAAAATCAAATATTCTTTCTCTTTTTTCCTGTGCTGTTTCGTTTATCATTTTTGCTTCTCCTTTCATGTTGTGCCCTGTCTCATCGGTGCAGGTGGGGCAGTTCCTGCAGACCGCCGCCCCGGCGGTTTCGACTAGTAAAGTAAATAATCACGGATCAATTTACATGGTTCTTCATATTTGCCCGCTCCGATCTGCTCAAGCTTAACATACATTCTGAGCGGATCGGCTTTATATAAAGTCAGAAAAGCGGGAACGCTAGCGAAAAAACCAGCGTCAACCAATGTGGATATTTCCCGCGCTAATCCTTTAGGGACTGCTAAACATTTTTTAGCAGCGTATTTTTCCCGGTCGTGCTCGCTGATGGCGTTCGCGCCATCAATTAAATGTTTTCTATAATTCTCAAACTTTTCTTTGCTCACTTCATTCCATCCAGTTATTGGGGCATCAACAAAATAAATATACATAACAATTACCCTCCTAAATTGTATTATTCTAGTCTGCCATCATCAGAACCGGGAGACCGTCCCCGGCTGACGCTCCGAAGTTGGAGCGTTTCGGCTAAAATTTGAACATGTCCGCCGGTGCAAGAATTGAACCGCCGGCGCACTTGGCATATATGAGACATTCGCCGTCTTTTTTAAATGACATGTAAAATTCGCATGTCACGGCGTTTTCTGGATCTCCGGGACCATATATAATCGGATCGCCGGGATCACATTCTTTTTTTATTCTTTGTGCGATCTGCTCCGGTGTTGCCTCGGCTGCTTTGTAGCAGTCTAACATAATGTTATATGTTGCCTTGCTGATCTGCTCCCATTTCGGGGCACATCCTGTTGAAACGTTGTGATAATATCTCATGTTTTTATACCTCCTTAACAATAAAATCATGCTCAATTGTTCTGATCTGTTCTTTGTTTGCTTTTATCTCTCCGATGTAACTTTTTGTTGCTCTGTCATAAATTTTAATTATTCTCATTTTTTTATTCTCCTTTGTATTTCCTGCCTTGCTATCCACCAGACACCGGCGGCAAGCTCTTGCAAGTCGTCAATGCCTGTAGTGTGGAATCGTCAAGGCGTTATCTCTTTGCTATGGTTAAATGATACTACGATATAAGGCACAAAACAAGATGGAATAATACACAAATATAAGGCACAAAACAACTTATAAATTGTACAATATATATAAGGCACAAAGCAAGCAAAAGGGGATCGCTATATTAATGCGTGATAGATCTGCTTGACTGTGATAGATCTGCTTGACATATAAGGCACAACAATATATTATAGATATATCAACAAGTGAAAAGGAGGCGGGGAAATGGAATATAAAACAAGCGCGGCAACACGAAAGGCTATTTATAAATATGATGATAAATACGAACGCATTAATTGCAGATTAGCAAAAGGCACGAAAGAACGAATAAAAGCCTTGAAGTATAGCGCAAATGACTTCATCAAGCTGGCAGTTGCCGAAAAACTAGAACGCGAAGAGAAAATATTGAAATAAGGCACAAAATGATATAATGTATACATCAGATAAAGAAAGGACGCCCAAGGGGCGGAGAAAGAGAGGAAAAAAGATGGAAAATAAAGACATAAAAATAATAATGGCCACAAACAAGACAAAAAGAGAAGCAGAAGAATATTTAAAGCGTGGCGCCGTAGTCTATGAATATGCGGACTATTTAAAGCACTTTGACGAGTACGCCGGAGAGCTAGAGGAAGAATATAAACAGCAGTTGAAGCATGAAGTGGAGACTTCGGACGATGGGCCGCTTGTAAACTGGGATATGGATTTAGTCACTTTTGAGGGCGACAGATACGTGATAGAGTATATTTTATAAGCAAAGGAGAATAAACAATGGTAACAATTAAAAAGGTAAATGAGCAGTTAGAAAAAAAGAATAATGTAAACAAAGTTTGGATAAAAGAAAATGGTGATCTTGTAATACATACAAGCGGCGCGGCTATGCCGGCAGGAATATATAATAACCCGGACGATTATTGCGAGGTCACGGACGCTTATTTTGATTGGGCATCTGGAGCAGATGGAAAATACAACACGGCTAGAATTATGGCTAGCGCCGCTAATGATTTTTACAACAAGTAAAAACTTTATCGAACTTTGTCACACGGTTTAAATTGATATTTAGACCGTGTTTTTTTATGCTTATTATATCAATTCTGGAGGTGTAAAAAGTGTTGAAACGTGGTTATTGTTATAAGTTAAATATAAATAGCCGTCAAGCAATGATAAAGGAGTATAACAGAGCAGCACAGAAAAAAGGACTGCCCTCGGCGTCTATGTGTGATGTGTTCGCAATTTTTGAAGAGGAAAACGGCCGGGCGCGCTGCATGTTGGATTTTGGACCTTATACGCATGTATGCGCTAGCGTTTGCATAGATCAGCTTGAACAGCATAGAGCCGGGCGGCAGAATGACGGGAGCTGGAACTATCCAACATTGTTCGATCTGGCAGATCAAGAGGCAATAAATGAATATAACAAAATGTGGGATCAGGTCGCAAACTGGCCATAAAAATCAGCATTGACAAATCAATAAAACAATGATATATGTTTTATTGATGTTTTTTATTCATATCTAAACACTAAAGAGGTATTAACCGCATAGAGTATATTTAACTGTATTCTATGCGGTTTTGTTGTATATGTATATATAATATATAGCTAGAGAGGAGGCGGAAACATGGAGAATAGCCAGGAGGTAGAAATATTTGATAATGAGATAGATATGTACTTACAAGAGTTCTGCGACATTCACAAGCCGCCTATTGATGATCTCACAAACTGCCCACAGAATTTATGGTCTGGCGCTATGATGTATATATACAGACGTATGTTTAAAGGTACAGATAGATTATTAAATAATAATAATATATATATGTCTAAGGGTGCTATATATTCAAATATGTATGATTATAATAAATGTTTAAATATATGCGAGTATTATATATATATTTGTGGTTTATATAATAAAGTACCATCAATAATAGACTACTGTCATTTGACAGGCATTGACAACGACACAATAACAGAGTGGGGAAAGGATAAGCCAAGCCACCCGCGGACAAGAATTTACAAAAAATTGCGCGGTTTTCGTGAGAATTGTCTGACAAATCGACTAATTGACACAAAACAGGCGGTTGGCTTAATTGCGATACAGAACAGGGAATACGGCTGGAACGATGCCGGCGGAGCTACTGTTGGAGGTGCCGCAATCGCACTAACTGCCTCAGATGTGCGCAAGTTGTTAGAGTCAAATTGTGTCAAACTTCCGGACAATTCAGCACAGGCGGAGGCCATAGAGGTTGATTGTACCGTGTCAAATTGTGTGAACAATTCAAACAATTTAAGACAGGCTGAAAACGTAGGAAATAAGCCACTTTTTGACGGTAACAACACGGAATAAACACATAACTGTGCGTGAAACGTGGGTTTTGCGAATAGATACAAAGGCATAAGCGACATAATAGCAAATTGCGCGAACAATTAAAACAATATTAGCATTTAGACAAAACGAGTGCTAAAAAAGATCATTGGAGGGGGTGGGGGTCTGACAGGACCCCAGGAGAGCCCCTACTAAGCCCCCCAAATATTTTTAAAATAAAAAAGGCCTTATCAGCCACATATAAATATATCAAGTATAAACCTACACATAATGACAAAACAAATAAACATAGGGTTGGTGAGAATATATGATTGATATACCTGTTATAGACATGTGTAAAACAGGTCAAAACATAGTACATTATCGAAAACAACAAGGACTAAGTGTTAAGGATTTACAAAACATACTTAGATTTACAAATCCAAATGCGATATACAAGTGGCAAAAGGGAAGATCAATACCTACAGTTGACAATCTGATAATTTTATCAGCACTGTTTAAAGTCCCAATAGACGATATAATCGCAATTCAGAAAAAAATATAGACAAAATCTAAACAGTATGTGTATAATGCATATATAACAGTTATCTATCGGTCAGATAGATATTCTTTAATCACATCAGACAAAACTATAAAATCCCCAAAAGGAACAAAATGAACGGAATTGAATATCAAATGGCTGCCATGCGTACAAATGATGGCAGGAATAGAGATAGACTTCTTAATGCTGTTTCAACAACAAATGGAATAGACGTTGCTGAACTGCTTAATGGTGTTATAGGCCTTACAGGCGAGTCGGGAGAAGTTGCTGATCTCGTTAAAAAGGGTGTATTTCACGAAAAAGGCATAGACATAAATCACTTGAAGAAAGAATGTGGCGATGTAATGTGGTATGTTGCCATGATCTGTGATGCAAGCGGATTTACCCTTGATGATGTTATGCAGACGAACAAAGAAAAACTTGAAAACAGATATCCAGATGGATTTGACACTTGGAGAGCCAGCCACAAACAGGAGGACGACATATGATTGAACTTATTATTTTGCTTTGGATTGCAATAAAACTTAATGCCCCTGTTTGGATATATATATTGATGGGCATAATTGCTTTAATTAAGGCCGTGGCGTTTGGAATAAATCTCAGCAAGGATAACTAAGCATTGGGAGGTAATCACTATGGCAAAAGATAAATGCAGCAATTGTGAATACTGCATAACAGAAGATGGTGATAAGGTTTGTAACAATCAGAATAGCGAATATTATTCAGATTATGTTGAACCTGGACATGTATGTTTGGATTATGAGGGCAAAAACAATGAGTGTGACTGATGATATTCTGAAAACTGACTACAGTTTACAATTTGATGAAAAACGCAAGGCTTTAGTGGTTCAAAGTCATTATAAGTATGGCAGAGCTGGAAGAAATTTTGCTACAGGCAATGTTGACGCAATAGGCAGCCTTGAAAAATGCCTTGCAAAGTTTAAAGAGACAGGAAATACGGAATATCTTCTTGATGTTGCCAATTATGCTATGTTCAGATATATGTGGCCGCAAAGTGGAGAATACTTTAAACATACTGACAGTGATGAATCAGCCGGAATAGTCGGTATGAGTGTTAATGAAATGGAGATATACAAATAGGGTTATCGCCAAGTGGTAAGGCACAGGACTTTGACTCCTGCATCCGTGGGTTCAAATCCCACTAGCCCCGCTACTGAGTATAGGCAGTTGTTGCAAGTAGCCTTTCCACCTATACAGTCCACCATGACTAACCATGGGAGCCTTGAGACCATACAAGGCGAATGTGAATGATTAGCTCAGTTGGGAGAGCAATAGATTTTTAATCTATGGGCCATGGGTTCGAGCCCCATATCGTTCATGCGGTCAAGGTTTTCAAATTCTTTTACCTTGACCGGACAAATGTTTGTTTCATTTGTGCTCCTTTCACTCACTAGCGGAATGCTGAATAAAGGACCGTCACCAGATCCGATGAGTGTTTTGCGAAAATCAGCCTACAGAATGCCAACTGTAGCCGTATAGGCGGTCGAATACTCCTCCCAGAGTAAATAATCACAAGCCCCGGCATGCGGCTATATAGTATGCCGTATGTATAATGACGCGGAGTAGAGCAGTCTGGCAGCTCGCTAGCCTCATAAGCTAGAGGTCATGGGTTCAAATCCCATCTCTGCCATTTGTTAAATGTTATTACGAGGTGAAAATATGGCTAAAGGCACACATAGATGTGATCCGGATAAGTTTTCGGAGGCAGTAGCAGAATATATGGCTGGTAGAGTTACACAGGCTAAAGCTGCACGAATAGCCGGAATGAGTACTCCGACCTTTTTGAAATACCTCAATATGCTATTTAGCGGAGAACCATTTCCGGACACGTTGTTTGTTTTTGAAGATGAGGAGAAGTAAAAGTGTGTAGATTTTGCAATGGCAAACGTCAAAAGATAGAAAATGGTTATACATACGGAAATGCAATGATAGTTGGCGATACACATAACTGACATCTGTCCTACGACAATAGTGGAAACGAATATGGGTCGGGGCAGTTTGATATAAATTATTGCCCTATCTGTGGCAAAAAGTTGGTGGAGGAATGATAGTTAATATTGATGCTAGCGTATACACGATGAATAGAAAAGGTTTCAGAGGAGTTCTCAAAATAGCGTCAAAGGCTGTTAAATTTGGCATATATGCCGTAGTTAAGGATGACAAAGCAATTATGCTAAACGAGAAATATGAAGATATAGGCAGTCTTAAAAATGCAGTTGCAGAATATAAAAAGCATGGGTTTAAGGTGTATTGGAATGAGAATAATAATGACGGTGGACAATCGTAAACAAGAATACACAGAAGAGCACTTTAGACGTGGCAATCCTGAAAAAGGTGGCAATTATATTGTGGTATCACGCACAGGTGCTATTTGCCGTGATAACTACAGTAGCGATAGTGGATGGCAAAAGTCGGAAAATGATGGAACTGTGGAGTATTTGCCACAATCATGGGAGAGATTCAATGAAACATGAAAGAGGATGGTACACTTGCGACAGGTGCGGAAAAGAAATGACATTTTACAATGAGAAATACGCTCATTTCAAAACAGAAGAATTAGAACCTTTACACAAGAAAACTATATACACGACAGAAGATTTAGCAAAACAAACACTCCCAATGGCTATATGGAGAAACGAACACAAATATGATTTGTGCCCTAAGTGTAGGAAAGATTTTAAGAGGTTTATGAGAAATGAAAACACTAATTGATTTTGTTAAAAATTAAAAAACATTTTATCAATTTTACAGAGATTATGAATACGATGGCAATGTTTGTCGATTTATAATTGAGAACTATCAAGAAGTTTTATGCAACCGTACAAAGACGATGAGCAAACCTACATATTATGCAAAAAGTGTTATTGCTCAAATGGATAGGTGGTATGAAGATAGTTGGAAATCTATGTATAAATGTGAACCATTTGAGACGGCAGAAGAAAAAATTATGATAAAATCCAATGGCGAAACTGCACAAGTGTTTATTGACGGCAAAAAAGTAAATTGCACGGACATGGAGTTACATTTTATTGGTCATGCAAACCAAAGTCCAATGATTAAAGTTAATGCACGATGGCATAAAACGGATGAAAACGGAAACACAATTCTGAATGAGGATAAAACCGCCATATTGACAGAGGGAATAAAGATAAATTGTTAGGAGTGATATTATGAAAATATCAGAGATGAATAACTGTATTGAGAAAATGCGTGAGTGTTACAAATTTAAAGATGATGAAACAGAAATCCGCATAGGAGATATTAAAAGCATCTCCAGTAGATATGTGACTGTTTACACAAAAGATGATAATGGAACTCAAATTGAAATGACAAGGTATGCAGATGAATTAGTAAATGTTTAGTTATTGATTATCAGTGGAAAGGAATTTTTATGAAAAAATTTTTTAAAATCATTATTCCCACTATTGTTATTGTTATTAGCATTGTTGCACTGATATTATTTTTAAATTGGGTTAATAAAACCGAAAAATACGAATGCGAAATAGAAGAGATACAAAGTGGAATTTACGCTAGATACCAAAGTACAGTTTCACGCGCCCCTGCTTACAACTATGAGATAATTACAGTTTGTATAAACAGACAACTGATAACCTACAATGGAAGTGTTGAATTTATTTTTACAGAAGATGAGAACAAAATCGAAGTTACAGAAAAACCCAATATGGTTCGCAACGATAAAATCATCGTCTATACTTCAAAAGACAGTGTTGAATACTTAGGAACTGTAGGAATTGGCAAATAAATATATTACCGGCTACAGATTGATTGTAGCCGCTACCCTAGAAAAATTATAGGCAGAGGCCATAGCACCTCTGCTTTTTAGCGAGGTGCTATTTTTTATGTCTGAATTACAGAATTTGATTAAGGATTGTGAAAAGTACATAGATATTCGGGGCATAGACGAAACAATCATCAATGCCTATCTTGATACTTGCCAACTAGCCCAAAATGATGGTGATATCACTACAATGCTTGAATGCACGGCAAGATCGAAGACAATCGTAAATCAATTTTGTTTGAAACAATTCGGCATGGACATCTGGGAAATAGAGAAATTCGCCCAGGCAAACAATACAGAGATAGAGCTTGTCAATCAATATTATCAAATTCTGAAACTTGAATCTTATGATAAATTTGAAAGTTTTATTTTTTACATGGAGAAGAATAGAGCTTGGCAGAAGAGATTTTACCAGCCTAGGAGAAAAACCTTAAATGTTGTTGCGCAAGATTTGGAAGATTTGGAGCAACGCAAAATCAAGTTCTATGGCTTGTCTATGCCGTCCCGTGTTGGAAAGAGTACGATTTGTATTTTTTTCCTTGCGTGGATTATGCTACGCAGACCAAATAGCCATTCAGCAATGGGTGGACATTCAGGAATACTTGCTAAGGGATTTTACAAAGAACTTATGAATCTTGTATCAACGCCTGAGTACACATTTGGAGAATTGTTTGGTTATTATCACCCAAAATACAAATCAGTTGTTACGGATAAAAGTGCGGACGAATTTACGATTACGCTTGGCGATCCGGACAGATTTGCAACAATTACTTGTAGGGGTATTGATGGCACATGGACAGGTGCCGTTGATGTATCAGCGGACGGATATCTGTATGTCGATGACCTTGTGCGTGATCGTGAACATTCTCTGTCGCCTACACGTATGGAGAATACTTATCAGGAATACCTTAACAAAATGGTAGACCGTAAAAACGACGGTGCAAGAGAATTGATGGTTGGTACTCTTTGGAATGTCCTAGACCCACTGGAACGTCTCAGAAAACAATATGAAAAAGACCCTCAATATAGATTCAGGCAAATACCGGCACTTAATGAGAACGACGAAAGTAATTTCAACTATGAAATAAACGGATTTTCCACGGAATACTATAGGGATATGCGAGACAAATTGGAAAACGCTGAATGGATGGCTAAGTTCATGCAAAAGCCTTACGTCCGTGAGGGATTGCTATTCCCAACAGATAATCTTAGATATTTTAACGGAGTTTTACCAGACGGAGATTGTAGGTACATCGGTGTTACAGATATAGCCTGGGGTGGAGGCGATAGCTTATCAATGCCTATTGGTGTTGAATATGACAACGGTGATGTGTATATCATAGGTTGGGTGTTTAATAAGGGTACAAAAGAGGTTACAGTGCCACTTGTTGTAGGTCGAATTATTGAAAATGGAATAAGGCAAACTAGATTTGAGGGTAATGTTGGTGGTGATCTTTATTGCCAATATGTAGATGAAAAACTGCAAGAACAGGGCTATAAATGCTCATGTTCAAGTCGCAAAGCACCAAACAAAGTTGAAAAGTTAGCAAAGATAATAGCCTATTCTGGCGATGTAAAACGTAAATTTATATTTTTGGACACACATAGAAGAACCCAAGAGCAGATGCAAAAAGATGCAGAACTTGGAATAAAGAGGTATTACAGAGATGACGAATATCAAGCTGCTATGGATGAGCTGACAATGTTTGTTAGCATTGGTGGCAATGAGCATGATGATGCAGCAGACGGAATCACTCAGTTGGAAATGTTTATCGAAAATCCGGAAAATACAGCAGTAGCAGAGGCAACATTAAATCCATTTAGGAGGTATTGATTAGTGGAAACAAAGGAATACTTGCAACAAATAGGCAGATATGACCGACTTATCAATAATAAGTTAGTGGAGCTTGCACAGTATAGGTCTATGGCTTGCAGTGTATCGGCGGTCAGAAATGATGAAAGAGTGCAGTCATCACCTAGCTATGATACCATGGACAAAATTGTGTCCAAAATTGAGCAAATGGAAAATGAAATAGATATGCTTGTTGATAGATACATTGACAACAAACGAATAATTATATCCCAGATAGATAGTATGGCGGATGAAATGACTTATCAGATATTATTCTCAAGATACGTTGAACAAAAGACTTTTGAAAAAATGGCAATAGAGATGAACTATTGTTACAAGCAAATCATACGAAGACACGGTAAAGCATTACAGGAATTTGAACAAAAATGGGGAAACACATATAAGTAGTCCTTAAATGTCCTAGAATGTCCCATAAAACATATTATATAATATATCATGAACAAGTTGATTGATAAACACTTTGTTTTTTCTCATACTTTTTCAAACCTCATAAACCCTTTGGAGGCACCAGTAACTTTACTGGTGCTTTTTTAATGTAAAAGGAGGTACAAACAATGAACGGAATAGATATTAGTGCCTGGCAAGGCGATGAAAATATAGATTTAAGCAAAGTTCCTTTTGATTTTTGCATTGTCAAAGCAACTGAGGGAACAAGCTATAAGAACAGATACTTTACAAGTCACTGTAACAAAGTCCTGAGCAAGAAAAAACTGTTAGGTGCGTATCATTACGCCAACGGCGGTGACGTACAGAAAGAGGCTGACTACTTCCTTGCATATGTCAAGAAGTATATTGGCAAAGCCGTTCTTGTGCTTGACTGGGAGGCAAAGAATAACCCTCTGTTTGGTGTCAAAGATTTGGAATGGTGCTTACAGTGGTGCAGCTACGTACAGAAAAAGACCGGCATCAAACCGCTTATCTACATCCAGAAGAGTGCTATGAACGCCGTAAAAAAGGCTGGATATGGCCTGTGGGTGGCTCAGTACCCAGACTATGTTGAGACTGGATACCAGGAGCATCCATGGAACGAGGGAGCTTATAACTGTCTTATCCGTCAGTACACATCTGTCGGAAAGCTCTCAGGTTACAGCGGCAGCCTTGATCTCAACAAGGCATATATCAGCGCTGCAAGCTGGAATAAGCTGGCAGGCAGAAGAGCCGTATCCGTACTTGCAAAGCCGACAGCCGGCAAGAAGAGCATCAATACCATTGCAAAGGAAGTCCTTGTGGGCAAGTGGGGCAACGGACAGAATCGCAAAAACAGATTGACCAAGGCTGGATATGACTACAACAAGGTACAGGCTGCAGTAAACAAGCTCGTCAAGACATCACAGATTACACAGGATAAGATCATCAATGCGGTTGCACATGAGGTCATTGCTGGCCGCTGGGGCAACGGACAGGAACGTATCGACAGGCTTAAGGCAGCAGGTTATGATCCCGATAAGATTCAGAAGAGAGTAAACGAACTCATGAAGTAGGAGTTGACATGAACAGATTACATTTGCAAGACCTTGTAAGAGGCCACTATGGTAGAAAAATAGCATATACCAATGTAGACACCATTACACCGGATAATATTGTGAATGTAGTCGGTGAGTGTATAGGAGTATTTAATTGGAATAAGCCGATTATAAAATATCTATGGAACTACTATAAAGGCGACCAACCAATAAGGTACAGAGTTAAAGTAATTCGTGATGATGTAATCAATTACATCGTAGAAAATCATGCATATGAAATTGTGCAATTCAAAGTCGGACAAACTTACGGAGAACCAGTACAGTACATCAGCCGTAAAGATGATGATGCAATCAATAATGCGGTTGACGATCTGAATGACTACATGGTGGACGCTTGTAAGCAAGATAAGGACATAAAGGCTGGCGAATGGCAATCTGCCACTGGTACAGCCTTTAAAGCTATCCAATTCAACCCAAACGGTGATGTGCCGTTCAGGATTGTTACACCTTGTCCGCTCAATACCTTTATCATATACAATAGCAGCACTGAGGAACCGATGGTTGCTGTCACAGAACTTAAAGACAGTGATGGTAAGTGGTATAAGCAATGCTACACAGCCACACATGAGTGCAAGATATATAACAGTACGGTCACAGGCTGGAAATTACACGCTTACGGAGATATACCGATTGTTGAGTACCCTAATAATCATGAAAGAATAAGTGACATAGAGCTTGTAATAGATATGCTTGATGCAATCAATAATATGCAATCCAACAGAATGGATAGCATAGAACAGTTTGTGCAGTCTTGGATTAAGTTTGTTAATTGCGATGTTGATAAGGACAAGTTTAAATCTATGAAAGAAATGGGCGCCCTAGTTGTAAAATCAACCAACGGTGTCAACAACGCTGATGTAGATGTTATGTCGCAAGAACTTAATCAATCTCAAACTCAGGTTGCCAAGGACGACTTATGGGATAACGTACAGACCATCCTTGCAATCCCAACTAAGCAAGGTAACACAGGTGGAGATACGCAAGGAGCTGTCGAATTAAGGAACGGATGGGATTTTAGCAAGACACGAACAAAGTTAAAAGACCCACTTGTTGCTACATCAGAAAAACGGCTTGCTAAACTTGCGCTTAATGCAATCAGACTGTATGCAGAAGATTTAAGACTGACAGTTAGAGATTTTTCAGTGCAGATAAACCATAGCCCACAGGATAATATGTACACCAAAGCTCAGACTTTGGTTGTTTTATTGCAGGCTGGAATACATCCACTTGTCGCAATCAAGACTGTTGGATTGTGGGGAGATGCGGAAAAGACATTTTTACTGTCTAAAAAATACTTGGATAAGATATATCTAACTATAGATAACGTAGAGCAACAGGAGCAAAAAGCACAAGAGATAATAGATAATCTTGGCAACGGAGGTAATAACAATGGTGACTAGATATACAGTAGTCCAAGACGGACAAGTGTATGAACCGGGCGATGATGTGCCGGATATGGGTAGCATTACCGCATTAGAGTCCAAAGGAAATTACAGAGAATACAACGCTTTGTCTAAGGATATAGATAAGCTACCAACATATGTGTCATTTGGTAGTTCGTGCTACATGATAGACACGACAGACTTGTATAAGTTTGACGGCAAGAGTTGGATAAAACAGGAATAGAGAGGTGCGCACATGAATGCAGATGAAGTATACGCATTACTCAATAAGAAAATTAAAAAGGGCGGTATTACCGATGACCAGATAAAGCAGATTGTAGAGCAGTACCTTAAGGATAATCCAGTGCCTACGGACAAGACCTTGACTATTGAAGATACACCAGCAGATGCAAAAGCAACTGGTGATGCTATAAATGCAATTAAGGACACTGTGGATAATCTTAACGACATATTACTTGACAAGTTTTTTTCTTTGCAAAGAACAGGCAAGATATACGGAGTTAAAGTTCCAAAGTCAACATCAAATCCTACATCTTTGTGTGAAAAAACAAGGGATAATAAAGACCTTGTTTGCGTACCGTCTACGGACACAGTAGAAAATCAAGATGATTACGAAAACATACCATTATTCAAATGGTATGAAGTCAATTATAAGCGATACGATGATGGCTTTGCATACCCTACGGCATTTGTGGGTGACAGCACCTACAAAACAGATGGCGATGCAGATATGGGCGCCATGCAAATGACATTTTACTACGCTTGGCTTGATGTGTCAGACGAGTACAGAGAGCTTGTTATATCCGACACACCACATGAAGAACTCGGACTTAAGCCATGGGAACAAGCGGTACGTGCAGATGGCACGATAATGCCTTATTTCATTCAGTCGAGATACTTAAGTGTTACAGGCTCAGATGGGTTACTGCATTCTCAGCGAGGCAAAGTCGCAAGAAATCAAAGTTATCAAAACATGATAACCAACTATGGCAAGAAAGGCACCGGCTATACTGGAGCTGGCTCAGACAGATATACATTTGCACAGATATTTAACCTCATCAAGTATGCAAATAAGTCAAGTCAAGATAGCATGGCGGGTGTAACAAGTTGGAACATACAATATCCATCAAGCGTGCAATCAGCAGATAAGCATAATTATTTTCCGGTTACAAACGCACAAGCTGATAATTTGCAAGTAGGATTATGTGTATCTGTTGGATATGCTGATACTTCTGGCTCACTTGATAGAGGTGTATCAAGTGTTCATGCTTATGCTGATGATGTAAAAATCACAGCAATAGAAACGCTTGACGATAGCAATAAGGCGGTATACCTTGACTGCCAACCATTTGATACTCTACCGGTTGGCGAAAGACAGATATACATGACGTCAATGCACGCACATAGTGGTGATACTGATACCGTAATTGGACACCATGATGGTTCTCCTGCTAGCAATTCAGACGGAAAACATCCTTGTAGGATACAGGGTGTTGAGTATATGGCTGGTGGCGGAACAATAGCATCTGACACCGTAATGGTGTTTAAACCTAATTATTCTAAGGATGTGTATGTTGCTCCTAGAGGAACAAAGCATGTTACAGATGAAAGCACTATAAAATCAAGCTACTTGCTTGTTGGAAATATTGCGGCAAGCACAGACGGCAAAGGTTCAGATTATTGGACAGGCGATGTGGAGCAGAATTATGGAGCGTGGCTGCCTACAAACCAAGTGGCTAATAGTGGTCAAGGCAATAAAGATCTTCTTTATGCAGGTGGCACTAGCACTAGTGGGACTAGAGAATATTACCAGGGCGGTGATCTCTGGCGTGGCGCGTCTGCGGGCTTTTGTTACTTGCATTGCGGGGGCGGGCTTGGCGGGGCGTACTGGGCTTACTTGTCGGCCGATTAAAAAGCTTTTAGGGGGATTGTTAAAAGGAACACCCCTTAACATAACCTTAAATATATAACAGGACTTGAGTGAGGGCGGTGATCTCTGGCGTGGCGCGTCTGCGGGCTTTTGTTACTTGCATTGCGGGGGCGGGCTTGACTGGGCGTTCTGGGGTTACTTAAGGTAGCAAGAAAGGTGGTAAGCAATGATAGTAAGAGCAGAAGAACCACAGCAAGAAGTTGTTATAAAAATAGATACCAGAGGGATAGCATGGGTGTACTTGTGTCTTAATGAAAGAGTTAAGACAGAGGAATATGCAGAACCCGGAAAGCAGTCAAAAACACATACATACTATGAGTATGATGGAACACAGTTTCATGCTCCTGTTGAAAGTCTTAATCTTCAAAATATCAATAACAATCCTCAGAAGTATGACGGCTATGAACCAGCCAAAATACCGTCTGATATTGAGCGCATAGACGCACAAATAACATATACGGCAATGATGACTAACACACTGCTGACGGAGGAATAGCCTATGTATGAGAAAATAAAAAAATGGTATCAAGTCTATCATATATGGAATGCTGAAATGGTCAAGCAAGCCTATGATAAAGGACTGATAACAGAAGGGCAATACAACAATATAATCAATGGAAATTAGCAATCACGTTTGTGGTTGCTTTTTTTATACATATTTCGCAAGTGCCGTGAGCGTAGAAAACGGCAATGTCAATCGGTGGCGTTGCACCGTATAAAAACGTAGACATACGGAGGTAATCAATGAAAAGAGAAGATTTAGTATCAATGGGTTTGACCGATGAGCAGATCGAAAAAGTCATGGCTGAAAATGGTAAAGACGTTCAATCTGCGAACGCAAAGGCAAATAAGAACAACATAGAACTTGAAAGACTCAAAGCTATCGAAAAAGAGTATGAGGATTTAAAGGGACAGAGTATGTCTGAGTCAGAAAAAAATGCGAAAGCTCTTGAAGATGCTCAGAAGAAGATAGCTGAGCTGGAAAAGACACAGGCAATTGCAAGACAAAGAACAAGTGCAGCCGAGAAATTCAAGATTTCCACTGAACAGGCAAAGCTAGTGGTTAAGGATGATGGTTCCATGGATTATGACGCTCTTGGAAAGATTATCGCAGATAAAGAAACTGCCGCTGCCCAGGCTAAAGAGAAAGAGATAGCCAATGGCTCAACACCGCCGGGTAATGGTGGTACAGGCAGCAATTCAAGTGACACAAAGACGGAGGCAGAAAAAATAGCTGCCGGTCTTATTGAAAAACAAAATACAAAAAATGATATTTTGAAACATTATATTTAAGGAGGAAATATAGATGCCAAGTATGAATATGCAGTATGAAAAGACTTCATACGCAGGAGACGTTCAGATTTTAAAGAGAGAGCCAAACGAGGCCATACCTCTTACTTTGGATTTTGAAGATGTTACGACAAAGGTAAATGGCAAAAAGATAGTTAAAGCTGGAACCCCAATTGGTAAAGATGGCAAGGCTGATAACACAGCAACAGTAGTCGGCATACTTCGATTTGACGTGACAGAAGACAGGCCACAGGGAGTTCTTCTTAAGAAAGCATATCTTAACACAAAGGTAGCAGAAACACACTCAGGCGTTACATATGACGCAACAGTTAAGGCAGCTCTGCCAATGATCGTATTTGAGTAATTACAGGAGGTAAAAACATATGCTAGTAAATGAAGTTATTGACAGTAAGTCAATTGCGCTGTCAGCAACAGAAAACGCAAGTAATCAGATTCCATATCTTGGATTACAGTGGTTTCCAGAGAGAAAGAAACAGGGACTTGACCTGCAATGGATAAAAACACATAAGGGACTTCCTGTATCTCTTGCACCATCTAACTTTGATTCAATCCCAACAATCAGAGCTAGAGAGGGACTTTCTAAGGAAAAAACACAGATGGCATTTTTCCGTGAGGGAATGACCATAGGCGAGGCAGAAATGCTTGAAATAGAAAGAGCAAATACTGCTGATGATCCATACCTTGCAAGTGCTCTTAGTGCGGTATATGACGACACAAGCAGACTTGTAAGTGGCGCAGAGGTTGTTCCAGAGAGAATGAGAATGGCTCTTCTTTCAACAGTAAATGGACATCCAGTTATCACTATTAAGAGTGACGGTGTTCAGTATTCCTATGATTATGATTCTGACGGGTCATACACTAAGGATCATTACATCAAGCTTGACGGAACAAGCATGTGGAGCGACACAACCAATTCAAAGCCGCTTACAGACCTTAACAATGCAAGAAAGAAGTTACAAAAGCAAGGCAAGATTGCTAGATATGTGCTTATGAACAGCAATACATTCCAGTATTTGCTTGATAATGCACAGATAAGAAACGCAATCCTTGCACAGAACCTTACAGCAACTATTGAGGTTGACGATGATACTGTTATTTCAATAGTGCAGAAGAGAACAAAACTTACTATCGTGCTTTACGATAAGATGTACATTGACGATGAGAACAAGGAACAGTATTTCTATCCAGATAATAAGGTTACACTTCTTCCAGAGGGTAATCTTGGCAATACATGGTTCGGAACTACACCGGAAGAGAGAACTGCAAGACAGGTAGCAGATGTTGATGTAACTCAGTATGGTACAGGAATTACAGTTGCTACAAAGACAGAGTATGGCCCACCAATGAAGATGTCAACATTTGCGTCTGAGGTTGTTTTGCCATCTTATGAGAATATGGATAGCACTGCCGTAATTGAAGTTCATCATGAGCAGGAGGGCAACTTATGATATATCCCTATATCGTTGTAAAAGATGGGGTATGGTATGATGCCGGAAATGACGTTCCGGAAACAAGCAGACCAGAAGCGGAAAAAGTTGCTTCTGGTGTTGCTATTCATACCAAGACCGAAATCAACAGAATGTCAACAGACGATCTAAAAGCACTTGCAATATCAGAGGGCATAGATAACGCTGAAAACATGACAGGTGGCGCATTAAAAGAAGTGCTTATAGCTCATTTTGCTTTGTAGGAGGTAGTCATGGAATACACATTGGTAGAGCAAGTCAAAATACGAAAAGGTCAATATGAAGTTGGTGACGATGGCTCTATCAAGTGGACTGATCTACAGGATAATCCAAGAATAGAGCAACATATTGAAGAGATTAAACAGGAAATACGCAACAAGCGTAATTACCCATCTGATTACACAGATGAGCAAATAGAAGAAGATATGAAACGATATACTACCAATATAGTCAGCTTGGTTGTATATGACTTATCTCAAGCTGGTGAGGAATACATGGCAAGTTTTGGCGAAAATGGAGTCAGCCGTAGTTGGATTGACAGAAATAAGCTGCTAGCTGATATATTCCCATTTGTTGAGATATTATAGAAGATTGTGCGTTACCTAACAGTAGCAGAGGGCATACATTATGGTGGTGGTGGGCAGTATGCAAACATAAGAGAAAGGCGGTAGATATATGCCAGTAGCAATAATTATCAGCATCATATCGGTTACTTTCTCTATTTTTTTTGGAATTGTCAGCCTTGTGCTGAATATCAAGAATAATAGAAGAACTGATAACTCAGACCTAGAGGATAGAGTCCGAGAAAACACCCGCATAAATATGAAGTTAGATGCCATATCTAGCAACACTAAGGACATAAAAGATGAAGTCGTGGAAATGAGAAAAGAACTTAATTCTCATGACAACAGGATTATTAAAGTTGAGGAAAGTGTCAAGTCACTTCATCATCGCATAGATGGAATGGAAGCACGACTCAATGAAAGCAAGGAGGTGTAAAAATGGATGTTATACAAAGTCTTGTAGCCAATATGGCTATTATAGTGTCTGTCATAGGCGCACTTACATTTGTTGTGGCAGTAATTACACAAGTAATCAAAGGCGTAGGTGTATTTAAGAAGATACCAACCGACATATTGGTGTTTGTGCTGTCCATAGGCATTACCGTTGTGGCTTTTATTGCCTATATGCAGTACATACATATGACAATACTATGGTATATGATTCTTGCAGCTATCCTAGCCGGATTTGTAGTTGCATTTGTGGCAATGTATGGTTGGGAAAAGTTATCTGAGCTTTGGAAGCGATTTGGCAAGGATGTGAAGTAATGTCACTTGAGATTAATAAACAATCTATGAAGTATGCTCCTTACAGCAAAGAAGTAGAGATATATGAAAAAGATGATGACGGCAATATAAAGTATTTCGTTACAGAAGAGGGACAAAAAATACCTCTTATAGACCATAAGGAAATATCATACGAAGAGCCTGTATCATTTAGGGCTAATATCTCTTTCTCTGGCGGTGAAGCACAGGCAAAAGAATATGGCTTTGATGTCAACGATTTTGACGCAATCATAGTTACCGATAGAGGAACATACCCTATTAAAAAAAGTGACATTATATGGCTTGATAGCAAAGTTGAATACACAGAGGATGGCTATATTGATAAGACTTCTGCTGATTTTACAGTTGTAGGAGTTAAGCCAGCTTTGCGGTCAACAAAATATGTCCTTAAGGCGGTGGTCAAGTGAAAAAAACAATAGATGTATCTTTGTCTGTAAGCAGTTTACAGAATGCAATCAAGGAGCTTAGAGCCTATCAAGCAAGGCTTGACCATAAATGCGCCATTATTGCTGAAAGATTGGCTGATGATGGTGTAGAAGTTGCTAGAGTGCAATTGGCGAATTTAGATGCCATCTTTAAAGGTGAGTTGATTGAAAGTATACAATCAGAATGCATTACAGATACAAAGGGTAGTCATATTTGGGCGGTTGTAGCCGGAACAGATCACGCAGCATTTGTTGAGTTTGGAACTGGTGTTATAGGGCAAAAGAAACCATACAAAGGTGAATTACCACCGGGAGTATCTTGGCAATATGCAAGCGGTCAAACAATCCACCAACTCAAAGATGGTCGAATTGGTTGGTTTTACAGGGACGACAATGGCCATTGGTGGTTCACCGAGGGTATGCCATCTAGGCCATATATGTACAATACTGCTCGTGAACTTGAAAGAAAAGTCAAGAACGTTGTGAAAGAGGTGTTTGGCAATAATGGATAATGCATGGGCAATAGAACTTGGCCCGACAATATATAGCATTGTCAAGGCCAAAGCAACAGAACAGCTTAAGGATAAATACCCAACGCTTAACGTTACAGATAAAGGTGAATCAGATCAACCAGCAGTATTTCCAACAGTCTATATTCACGAATTACCTGGAATGGAACTGGGACAAGATTTAGAGGGACAGACAATCAACGCTGTAAGAGAAACAATACAGGTTGATGTGACTTCCAACAAGAATCACAGCGAATGCAGAAAGATTATGTCCAAAATAACGGACATATATAAACAAATGAGATTTTCGGTCACCGGAACACCTCAATACAGTGTTAATGGTGGAACCTATATATGTAACATGCGATTCAGTCGTGTATTTGGGGCTGGTGACACAATATTATAGTTAGCAATTAGAGCCATGTGGCTCTTTTTTTATGCACATTTTTAAGGAGGTAAAGACATGGCAGTACCAGGATTAAGTACACTGGGTATTACTTTTGGTTATGGTGTTGAAACAACCGCCGGAGAAAAGCCAACAACATTTACTCAGTTGACCAGAATCAATGAGCTTGGCGATGCTACAGCAGAACCAGAGGCTATTGACGCATCTGCTCTTGAAGATTTTTACACAAGAAACATATCTGGTAGAACTACTGTATCTGATACATACACAGTAACAGTTAACTGGACACCAGATACACTTGCAGAATGGGAGAAAGTACTTGAAGAGTACAAAAAGTTAGAGGGAACAGGCAAATCTATGTGGTTTGAGACAATCACACCTGGGTTTACCAAGGCAGAGTTTATTAAGGCTCAGCCGCCATCAGTTCTTCCAGTGGCTTCAAAGGGTCAGAATGAGCTTTTAACAGTTGAGATCAACCTTATAATCGAAGACCTTGTCGGCTTTGACACAAAGGTAGCTTTTACACCGGGGGAATAGCAAACCACTCAGATACAGCCGTGCTGAGTGATGACAATACAAAAGATATAAAATCGGCTGATTATACGTATTAAGCAAACAAGGGGCGGTTTTCGGACTGCCCCTTTCCTATTAAGAGTAGGAGGAAAGGAAAATATTATGACAATTACAATGAATGGCAAGGAATACAATATTAAGTTTGGCAATAAGGCAGTAGCTAGGGCTGGATTTATCAGCAAGCTGGCAAGGATTGGAGTAATGCAGTCAAGTACAGACGATGGAGTTGGGGCAATAGAGGGAATGGAGCAAATGTATTTGTTAATGCCACAAATTTTACTTGCCGGATTACAGGCTAATCATTCAGATGAGTTCGGCTACAACTTAACTACAGGAAAAGGCCGTGAAGAGCAGCTTGGCAAGGTTGAAGATATGCTTGACCATTTTGTTGACGAGGAAAATGGAGATTTTCTTAAGCTCCAGGAAGACGTTACAAATGAAATTCTCCACAATGGTTTTTTAAAGAGACTGTTCGAGGTGGAAATAGCGAAAGTGCAGAATCAGGCACAGAAATAATCCTTGAACAGGATAACAAAGATTTTAATTACGAAAATTACTGTAACGAAATACTACCCCGTTGGTTAATGATGACCAAAGGCTATGGACTTACAGTTGAGGATATTGACAAATCTTGCCCAGTAGAGCTTGAACCATATGAAAAAGCATATCATATGGCAGAAAAAGAACACGACTCACAAGTATATGCATGGGTAGGAACGTATGTCAGATCTGCTCTTTGCTTTGCAATAGATCATTGTCTTAACGGCAAGAAAGCAAGTTCAGAGTATCTTAAAGCTCCACTTATGGAAAATGGAGAAGATAGGGTAAATAGACTTAGAAATGAGTTTATTGAAGAACGATTAAAGGCAAAACAAGAATGGGATAGGACACACAATATGATTGACGGCAAGGACTGATGTTTTTGCCGTCTTTTTTATTACAACAAGGCGGTGAAACATGGCAACAGTAGATAATCTTGAAGTTAAAATACATGCAAGTGCAACTCAAGCAGTTAATGCAGTAGATAAACTGTCAAATAAGCTCGGCACACTGTCTAAGACATTGCAAGGAATTGATAGTAATGGTATAGCCAAGTTTGCACAGGGCATGAACCAGCTTGCACAGGGCATGAATGCAATAAAAAATGTAAAAATGCCTGATTTTAACAGAGCTGCCAAGGGTATAAAGCAATTTGAAAACATCAACAGCGCAAAACTTACAGCGGTTGCAAATAGCATAAGCCCACTTGCCTCCAGTATATCAGTATTAGGAAACATGCAGTTCAACAACAAGGGCCTTACGAACTTCATTAATTCCATTACAAGGCTGTCTAATTCGAACATTAACGGCATGAATATAAATGCTATAGGCCAACTTGGAAATGCAATTGTAGGCTTATCTAGCACGTTACAAGGCGCTCAGAACGTTAGCACAAATGTAATTCAGCTTACCAATGCAGTTGGCAGACTTGCCAATGCCGGACAAAAAGCAAGTGTTGTATCAGCAACATTGCCACAATTATCTGTGACACTTCGCAATCTGTTTAATACCATGGCGCTTGCACCACAATTATCTGCTGGAACAATACAGATGACCACCGCACTTGGCAATCTTGCATCAGTAGGTGCAAAAGCCACACAAACAGCAGGTGGACTAGGGACACTTGCAGCAGAACTTAAGAAGTTTATGCAAGTTATGGCTACAGCACCACAAGTTTCACAAAATGTAATACAAATGACTCATGCACTTGCAAATCTGGCAGCACAAGGAAGTAGAACGGCAAGTGCAAGCAGAGGCATACAAAACAGTTTTTCCGGTATGGGCAACAGCGCTAAAAGTGCTAGAAAACATATATGGAGCCTTGCATCGGCAGTTGGAAAAATCTATGCAACATTTTGGGCAGCGCAAAGAGTTTTAAGTGGATTCAAAAAAGCCATAGACATTTCCTCTGACCTTACTGAGGTGCAGAATGTCGTTGTTAATACTTTTGGCCAATACACAGACAAATTAGAGCAGTTTTCAAAAACGTCGATAAAGACGTATGGAATGTCAGAATTGTCGGCAAAACAGACAGCTGGTAGATTTCAAGCTATGGGACTCGCAATGGGAGCCCCTGTTAAAGATATGTCTGATATGTCGATACAACTTACTGCACTGTCAGCCGACTTAGCTTCATTCTACAACATTTCACAGGAAGAAAGCTCACGTAAGTTGTGGTCGATATTTACAGGCGAGACGGAGCCTATGCGAGCTTTTGGTATTGACCTCACAAATGCAACCCTCAAAGAGTATGCAATGAAAAAAGGTCTTGACGCCAATATATCCTCTATGTCTCAGCTAGAAAAAACAATGCTGAGATATCAGTATGTCATGGATAACACCAAGAATGTACAGGGGGATTTTGCACGTACTAGCCAGACATGGGCTAACCAGTTACGTGTCTTGCAGGAGCAAATAGAGATGGTTGCTGGTGTTTGGGGTAATGCATTTGTTAATATGCTTAAACCTCTTATACAGGCTCTTAATAAGGCTTTATCGGCGGTTTATGCATTCTCCGAAAAGGTAGTAAATGCCCTTGGCGCAATATTCGGCTGGAAGTTGGAGATACAAAAGGTTTTTATATCTGATGATTTTGAAGGCGCTGCCGGTGCTGCTGATGATATGGCAAGCGGAACTAAAAAAGCCGCCAAAGCGGCCAAAGATTTAAAAACACATCTTCTTGGAATTGATGAGTTAAATGTTGTTGAACCGGACAATGACACGGGTACAGGTGGAGGTAACGGGTCTGGTGGTGGCACTGGTGTAAGCGGTGCTGGTGGTGACAGCGGATTTAAGTATATAATCAAAGAAGCAGAGGGACTTTACAAGTCTAGCATCAAGAACCTTAACCAATTAGGCAAGTATATCAGTGATAGTTTGTCTAAGGCAATGGAATCTATTAAGTGGAATAAGGTATACAAAAAGGCAAAAAATTTTGGCAAAGGACTTGCCGACTTCTTGAATGGCCTTATTACTCCGAGATTGTTCTCTAATCTTGGTTCAACAATTGCCGGCGCAATAAATACAGCACTTACTGCTGGAAATACTTTTGCAATCAATTTTGATTGGAAAAACTTGGGTAAATCGCTTATATCTTCAATAACTGGATTTCTTAACACATGGGACGCTGGGCTCACAGGAGCGACCTTATCTAACTTTGCAATAGGAATAAGCAAGACAATAGTTAGTGCTTTTGAGACTATTAATCAAGACGGCATCTGGCAAAAACTTGGCCAAAAAGTTGTGGATTTTATATGTAGTATCAATTGGGGAAGCCTTGTTTGGAACCTTGGTTCTTTGATTATTACTATGGCCAAGGAAATACCTAAGATTCCAATGCAAATATATGAAGGTGTAGGCCAAGCAATAATTGATAAGGTATTTGGAGAAGGTGCATATAGCAAAATATCCAATTCCAAATTATTTAAGGGCATAAAAAAAGCACTTGAATATATTATTGCACCAATGAATTTAATTGTTGACATAATCAACAAGATTAAATCTGGTGTGAGCAAATTGTCGCCATATACAGATAAGGTTGTAACAGTATTAAAACCTGCATTAAGCACAGTCTCAAATTTGTTAAGTACGGTTTATTCGGTTATTTCAAAAGTTGCCGGCGCAATAGGTGGAAAAATTTCTCCGGTATTAAATTCGATAAAAACTGTGCTTTCGCCTATATTGTCTGTTGCATCAGCAATTAGTTCAGTTATTCGGCAATTAATTGGTAACTGGATTGTTAAAAAAATTGCGGATATAAGTGCAAAAGTCCAAATTGCATGGGACATTGTTAAGCCTGTTTTAAATTCAATTACCGAAAAATTAAAAACGCTTTGGGAATATCTCAAGAAAATTACGGACAAATTAAGCAGCGTTGCAAAATTCGGAATGAAAACAAGCCCTATAGTTGGATTGTCAGGAATCATAAGCAACAAGTTTAATATTGATACGACCACTAACGGAAAGACTGATAAAAACTATAAAAAACTGAGTAAATCAGTTCGCGGTGCGATCTCAATTTTTGGTGGGAAAAACGTTGATTACAATGTAGACACATCGGTTAATGACAACAAGACAGACAACGTAGCGACCATAAGAAATATAGGAAAATTATGGGCCGATACTTGGAGAGGCAAGAGTGCTAAGTATGATGCGCAAACCGCCACAAATGGACAAAATACACCAAGTAGCAGCATCTTATCTGGAATAGCTAATCGGTGGTCATCTGTATGGAAAGGCAAGAGTGCTAAGTATGATGCGCAAACCGCTATAAACGGTCAAAATGCAACTACAGGTGAAAAACTTTCTAGCATATCCAATATTTTCAGTCGGTACTGGAAAGATAAAACAGTTAAGTATAATGCAAATACCGCTGTTAACGGTAAGCCAACAACTAGTGGTAGTGCAGTTAAGTCAATTAACGATACATTGCAAAAGAACTTTACCGGAAAAAGCGTACAGTACAATATTAAGACACAGACAGATGAGGGCTTAAAAAAACTTGGTGAAAATGCCGCAAACAAAATTTTCATGGGTATGTCCCAAAAAGAAATAAAATTCAATGTTAAGCAAGCATCAGACCCACTTAAGCAAGCGATGTCTGGTACTTTTAGTTTCATGCCAACTTATGCAACCGGAGGATTCCCAGAAGACGGATGGTTCCGTGCAAACCAAGGTGAGATAATGGGTAAGTTTGACAACGGAAAGTCTGTCGTTGCAAACAACGAACAGATTACCGCCGGTATAGCAAGTGGAGTTAGGCAAGCAGTTGATGACGCACTTACGCCTTATCTCTCCCAAATTGCCCGGAATACAAGGGAAACAGCAGATAAAGATACATCTATCAATATTGATGGTCGAACCCTTGTCAGTGAAACGGATAGGCGTAGATCACGTAACGGTCATCAATTTACAACAGCATAGAGGTGATAATATGGCACAAGGATTATCAAGTTTTTTAAATGTCAACGGTGTGGACTTTCCATGTCCCGCCGTTGGCTTTACTTATACTATTACAACGACAGTTAATGCTGGACGTAATGCAAATAATGTAACTATTGGTCAAAGAATTGGCAGAGACTTGTATAAACTGGACAATATGAAGTGGGTCGGCCTTGAACCCAAAATTTGGCAAGCAATGCTGAAAGCAGTTGAACCATTTTATATCCCAGTTACGTTTGAGGATTACCGAACAGGCAAGCCGATAACAATTATAATGTATCCGGGTGACAGAACAGCAGAACCATTGTTTGCAAGTCCAAAATCGCACATAGTAACTAAATATCGTAACTGTCAGTTCAACCTTATAGATACTGGTAGGTGATGTAATGCAAAATGTAAGCAAAAAATATAAGGAATCTATGAAGTCCCTTAACCGAAACAGAGGTTATATCAAAGCAACAATAGGCCTTGTAAATTCCCGAGCCCAAAACGAAATAAAACTAGACAAACAAACAAAAACAGTAGAATATTCTAATGACATTGCCCCTTTTGATGGCGAAGAAGTAACTAGAATATATGCTACAGCAGAACCTGGCATTGCTGTCCTCGATGGCAATGCTTTTTTCTTGCCTAGAACTGGCACCGATTACTATAACAACGGCATTGTAACTGCTGATATTATGGGAACAGTTACAATGGTGCTAGCAAATTCGCATACTATTAAGGGCTTGACTGTCAATTTTGGAAAATGTTATCCGACTGAGTTTGATATTATTACTAACAATGGCACTACACGTTATCGTAATGCTGATGAAGTATGGATAACGGAAGATGTTTTTACAGACATAACATTTATTACAATCGAACCAACTCAAATGCGTTACGGGCAGAATAGATTGAGAATATACTCATTTAAGTGTGGCCTTGCAAAAACATTTACCAATGAAGAGGTAATGGACTACAGTAGCAAAGAATATGTATCTCCAATAGCAGAAACCATACCATCAATGGATGTTATGATTAAAGTTGATAATCAAGATCAATATTACGATCCAGACAATCCAGACAGTGCAATACAGTATATGGGAATCGGTCAAGAGGTTAAAGTACAGTTTGGCTATGATGTAGACGGACAGGGCAATATTGAATGGTTGCCGGAGCAAACCACTTACTTATCCGCATGGTCGGCTAATAGTAGAGAAGCGACATTTAATGCTACAGATAGATTTACATTGTTAACCGGGCAATACTATAAAGGTCAGTATTATGCAAATGGGATTAGCTTGTACGATTTGGCACTGCTAGTATTGGCAGATGCAGGAATTACAGACAGTAGTAACTATTTTCTTGATAATTTTCTTAAAAATACTGTAACACACAATCCGTTACCAGTTGCTACGCACGCAGAGTGTTTGCAGATAATTGCCAATGCCGGCAGATGCACTTTGTCCATTGACAGGCAAAATAGGATTCATATACAATCCGCAATTACACCCACAAAAACAATATCATCAAATGGACAATTAGATTTTAGTGATATTGACAGCGTGTTACATGATGATAATGGAGCATTGACAGCTAAACAGTATGCAATGTTAAGGCTGACAGCAAGCAGGTATGATACATATAAATTAACAGCTTATGAGTATGCTACACAAGCAAAATTTAAACTTAAATAGTAGAGAGGTGATTTTTTGGCATCGCAAAATAAAACGGAGAATCTTGGATTATGCCAATTCGGTAATGATGATATTCCAGATTGGCGAACAGATTACACAGGAGACATGGACAAGATAGACAAAAGTATAAAAACAATATCAGATGAAGTTGCAGAAGTAAAAAAATCTGTCAGTGATAGAAATACCAAGATAGCCACAGCTATCACTGAAAAAGGAGTGGCTACAGAACCAACAGATTCGGCAGATGTGATGGCGGAGAATATTGGAAAGATACCGACAGGTACATCGAACTCTCAGATATTAAGCACAACAATGATATCCGGTGTGGTGCAGTGCCGAGTGACACACAAGATAGATAATACATTGGATTAAAGGAGGAAGTATATATATGTTGACAAATAATTTCGCCGGTCTTGTCAGCCTAAACTGTCAACTGGGTTCAGACAATTATACTGTGTGTAAAACCACAGAAAATAAAACAGCTAGCGCAAGTTACGCTTGGTTTAGACAGCTGTTTGGTGCATCGTTGCTTTTAAAAAATGCGCCTAGCTCAGCCATAACCGGAGTTTATATAGTGTTAGGGGCAGGTACAACACCAGCAACAGCGGCAGATATAAAGCTTGAAAATGTGACAGAAGACTATGAGATCATCACACAAACTAAAGATGTGCCACTGAAATTCTCAAGCTCTATTATGACCATAACTAGAGTCATTCGAAACACAGGCAATGCACCACTAACCATATCAGAGGTTGGATTATATGCGAGTTATGCAAGTGCTTTCACGGGAGCAATAATGTTGGCACGTGAGGTTATTGAACCGGTAACATTACAGCCCGGTGAAAAACACTCGTTCACGATGGACTTATGCGTAGAATAGGAGAAGGTGCAGAGCATGAAAACAGCTTACGCAATGTGCAGTACCGGGTTTTCACGACTTGATAGCGGGAACCTTTGTTTTTTACCTAAAAACAAAATATATAAAGAAGTAGGATATGTGAGCAAGGAAATAGCAAACGGCATTGGCGAGTTTTCTGCAAATCCTACAATTACTCTCAATTTAGATATATCTTACAGTTGGTATGGATTTATAATTAATTTTAGAAATTGTAAACCTCTTGAATTTACTATAAAAACTTATGATAATGATACGCTTGTTGATGATGTTGTTATTACCGATGTAGATAGCCTTAACTGGACAGACTACAATCGTTATGGCTCTGCGAACAAAGTTGTTATAGAATTTACAAAAGTTGAGCCATACGCAAGAGTGTCAATAGACTATGTTGGAATTGGTGACGCAACAGACTATGAACTGTCCAAAGATGATATGTTTGATACACCAACTGTTACGATGGAAGATAAATTAAAGTCAATTACCGTTCAAAAACAATCATATAAACCCGGCACCGACAAAAAAGAACTTGTGTCCGAAAAAATTACTGTCAATCCAAACAACAATATTGTGAAAGTTGACTTTTCAGCACCTAGTCACGGTTATACCGCCATCACTGATGCAAGTAATGTGACAGTTACAGTTGTAGAAAGTGGTGCCTATTATTGCATGTTAAAATTTGATGGACTAACTGATAAAGATACAACACTTACGTACACAGTCAGTGGATATGAGTATGTTGTGGACACTAAAGGATTAACCCATAGATACAATAGCAACGGAACTAAAACAGTTAATTGGAGCAATCCACTTGTTGATAATGCGGATATGGCGGATTTGTTGGATAATTGGCTGGCAAACTATTATCTAGGCGCAACTGATTATTCAATCAATTGGCGTGGAGACCCTAGCATAGATGCTGGAGATTTATTCAATCTGATTAAAACCAATAGTTCAACAGCAAAAATTAAGGCTTATCAAAATGAACTTACATTCAATGGTGCATGGAGTGGAAAACTTAGTGCCAGAAAGGTGGTGGAATAGTTGTGGAATGAACCAAAAACGGACTGGAAAAGCGGTGACGCAGTTATATGGACGGATTACAACCGAATAAAAAATAACATAGAATATTTAAAACAAAGAGCCGAAGATTTATGTGGACCAGTTACAGGTTATCAAGCCATGGGTATTGATAAGTTGTATACAGATTTTTATTACGCAGACGAATTTAACGCATTTGAAAACAACATTGCACAGATTAACAGCGTAGTATATCCACAAGACATAGGCGCCAAACAGACGTTTTATGACAATGGAGCGTTTATTAGCTCAGCAGAGATGAACAGACTGGAAACAGCTTGTCAACTTATTAAGGACGCTTTAGACAGTATTAAGCCTAGACGTATACCATTTAAACTAGGTGCATACAAGGATATAAGGATATAAGGAGAGATTAAAATGGTTTTGAAAACAAATTATAAAGAGGATGTACTTGCTACAGCCAACACAAAACGTAAGTATAATATGATTACTAACGATGACGGAACGGTTAGTTTTGAAGATGTGACGGAATATCAGCAGACAGGCGACAATTTTGGCGCAGGCGATGTCAACCAAATATGTGAAGCTGTCAACTTAGCAAGCTCCACTCTGGATAAACTAAATTCTAATTTTCAAATTGTGGGTCAAGGATATGTCACGTTTGTTTTTCCAGCAGGGGACGACAAGAAGGGACAATATCAAGAAGTAACACAAAACATTCTTGTGCCAGCAGGGACTGATGAATTTATTCCAATTATATCATATCTTGGAATTTCTACTGAATCTTCTGTGCCAGCAATGCAGTTAATAGGGCCAAGTTACGATGCATTTGATGCATCAAAATCGGCGCAAAAAGTTCCGTTAAAATTTGCTGCAAATACAGACGGCTCTCCGTGGACAATACGTGTATTTTGGCTTGCAATCAGAGAAATTATTTTATAAAACAAAGCGGAGATTGTGATTACTCACTTTCTCCGCTGTTTTTTTATTTAAAAACAAATCCGCAATCATTGCAATGCCATGTAGTAACAAATCTACCCGGATTAGCTTTTCTAACGACCTTTTCTTTTTTATTTACAAGTGTAAACGGTCTAAATGGGTTCAAATTAACTGTGTACCTTGTTTTCGTCTTTTGATCGCGCGCTCCCATCACTTCACCGCCAACAGAATCAACGTGAATACTTAAGCATCTAGGACAATACGCAATCCCGTTTTGTCTATAGTACGTTATTTGTTTGTTTCGTTGAGCAATTAATTGTTGCTGTTGTTGTTTTTGCTGGGCTGGTGTTAATGGCGGTGGTGGAGGTGGCGCTTGTTGAGGAACAGGTCTTGGAGCGTACATACTTAGTCCGCAATTACAACAAAATCGCCATGATACATCATTTATTTTGCCACATCTCGGGCAGATTCGAGTATTTGCCATTTTATTATCCCTCCCATAATTATATATTCCCATCCTATCACGGCGTATAAGAAAATGCAATTACCCAATTTATTATATTCTTGATGGAATAAACAGATTTGTATTTGCATATATTATAAAGTACAAATGATAGCATAATTTGTATAGGGGGTATAGGTTGTGGAGGAAAAAAAGAAAGAAATAACAGATGCAGTACAAAAGATAGCAGACGAACGCATAATTAACATACTATATGCTTATGTTATGAATCTCATTAAGTAAAACAAACCCCAAGAAGTACCATTGGTACTTCTTGGGGCGTTTTTTATTTCTTTGAAATTGAATCAATCAATTTTTCAAGGCTATCCCAACCATTTTCATCAAGGTTAGCAAGAGCAACAATCAATCTTTTTTTGAAAGACTCATCATCTACTTTGGTGATCTCGGCAAGCATTTCTCCGAGCTGTTCTTCCTTGCTCTTCTGTATGAACATTTCTCCTTCGCCAGTTCTCAGCCATTCTTCGTTGACATCATATTCTTTACATATAATTTTGATTGTCTGTTCTGATGGGGAATTTTCACCACTTTCCATTTTACAAATAGCTGATCTTGAAACTGAAATACTTTGAGCAAAGTCCGTTTGATTTTTACCAACTTTGATTCTCACTGCCTTAATTCGTTCTTTCATATTGTACCTCCTTTCATTTAATAGATTACCACATAATGTACATTAAGTCAACAAAATATGTTGACAGTGTTGATTTAATGTGCTATCATGTGTACATCAGATGAACAAAGGAGGTGAAAACATGAGTGAAAAGGAAAAGCAGATAGTTGAAAAACTCAAAGAGACTTTACCGAGCATGTCAGAGTTTGACAAAGGCTACTTACTAGGCAAGGCAGAGACACTGGCAGACGCGGCGGAGAGCAGCCCAAAGGAAAAGGAGTAGCTAGAGAAATTTACACTATAAGGAAAGGAGAAGTATGAACGAAATACAGTTATTTACAGATGGCGAATTTAATATGAGAACCGCCGTTGTAGATGGAGAGCCGTTATTTTGCTTGGTAGATGTTTGTAAGGTGCTGGACATTCAGAACCCATCAAAGGTCGCTCAGCGATTAGATGATGATGAACGCACTAAATTAGAGTTAGGGCGTCAGGGTGAAACGAACTTCATAACTGAGAGTGGCTTATATGCGGTTATCTTGCGAAGTGACAAGCCAAACGCAAAGAGTTTTCGCAGATGGGTAACATCTGAGGTACTTCCATCTATCCGCAAAACAGGTGGCTACAATAAGCCGCTTACAACGTTGGAGCAGATTCAGTTACTTGCCCAGGGCAACACTGAGCTTGCAGAGAGGGTAGAGAGGGTTGAGGACAAGATAGGCAGTCTTGAAAACGATATGCCTTTATATGGCTGCGAAATAGACGAGGTTCAGAAACTTGTCAAGCGCAAGGTGGTATCAATCTTAGGTGGTAAAGATAGCGAGGCATACGCCGATAGGAGCATAAGGAGCCAGACATTTAGAGATATGTATGGTCAGCTTAAGCGTGAATTTGGCTGTGTTTCTACTTATAAGAGTATCAAGCGTAGGTACATAGATGATGTTCAGAACTTTATCAGTAGCTATTCAGCACCCACGGCACTTGCCGAACAGATAAACAATGCTAATTCTCAGATGAATATGGGTCAGTATTGTGATGCCAGGAGGTGATTGCGTGGGAAGAAATTTAGACACGATTATAATTCGTGTCTTGTGCACACTGATGGCCATTATGTTTTATATAGCCATCATATGCGTACCTATAGGGTTGGAACTATTTAACATTTCTTTACCCATTTGGGTAAAGATATTGATTATTTTGGCATTTGCAGGACTGGTTCTTACAATGCTGGTAGTTGAACAAAAGATGGAAACTATAGAGGAGGAAAGGAATGAGAGAAAAAAATATTAGTGATTGGTCAAACAATAGTGCGGTGATCGCCGGATGTGTTGTTGACACACCCATATACGAGTTTTCGATAGGCGACAAGTCATATTATCACATGACTATAAGTGCAAGGCGGCTGAGTGGAACAGAGGACTTAGTTCCTTGTTATATCGAAGATAGCAAGGTTGCATACATCAGCAAGTTTGATTATGTGGAGGTAACTGGTTATATCCGCACCAAGCACATCATGGATTCGGTGGGGAAAAATCACACCAAGGTATATATAGAGGTGCATGAGGTCAATCCTTATACTACATGCGATAAAAACAGAATTGATTTTATTGCCCATAAGTTTGCCGATGTAGAGATCAGGGCGACCCCTAGAGGATATAGGGTTTGTGACACTAGGGTAATCAATAATCTTCCTAATAGGATTGGAAATCTGATTCCTATTCTTTTATGGAGTAACAATGCTGAACTATTTGCAAGAATACCGCTTAACTCTATTGTCGGCATAACTGGCAGATTTCAGTCAAGGGAATACAACAAATTTTATGAGGATGGCACCGAAGAGAAAAAGACAGCTTATGAGATATCTGTCTCAAGATTCAAAGTGCTTGAAGAAAGGAAGGAGAGCAAAGAAGATGGACATTAAATGTGAAGGAACATGTAATAACAGCGGTGCAGACAGTGTGACTATTCCTCGTGATAGATATGAGGAATTAATAGACATGGAGACGAGAGCCGATGTGCTCATAAGTGTAGCAAGAAGAGAAAAGTATATAGATCTGGACGTGGTACTTATTATACTTGGTGAATTGCCACTGGAGGTAGATAAAAAATGAGAATCAGTTTGAAAAAGTTAATTTTAGAAAACTTCATGTGTTATGCACATAAGGAGATTATTTTTGGGGATAACACTAAGATTGCCGCTTCCAACGGCAAAGGGAAATCCTCAATAACTAACGCTTATATGTGGCTGTTATTCAACTGTGATTATCAGCTCGCCGATAATCCACCTATTCGCCGTATGATTGATGGCAAAACTGTGGATGACACAGACGTATCGGTCACAGCTGTGTTTGACGTTGATGGCAAGGAAGTCATCATGCGTAAGTCTCAGAAGAGGAAATATAGCAAAGATGGCAGCAGCTACAAGGATGATAATTCCTATTCAATCAACGATGTGCCTAAGACATTAAGGGATTTTAATGCATATCTTGACGCTGATATGTCTATTCTCAAGATGTGTAGTAACATCAATGCATTTTTGGCAAAGAAACCAGCAGAAATGAGAGAATTTCTGTTTGGATTAGTAGATGGCGTATCAGATGTTGATGTCGCAAAAAGCAAAGTTGAACTTACTGAACTTGTTCCACTCCTTGAGAAGTATACGGCAGACGAGCTTTCAGCAATGAATAAAGCCACAAAGTCCAAAGTTGCAAAGGAACTACCAGTTCTTGACGGACAGATAGCAGAAAAGGAAAGAGATATACAGATCAAACAGTCAATAGATATATCCGCCTTGGAATTGCAGAAAAATGCAATTAAAGAAAAACTGAACAAGGTCACAGAAGATCAGATGGACATGGATAAGGTAGCTGCTGAACATGATGAGATCGCAGACAAAATTTTAAAATTAAAGTTTGAAATATCTGCGATGCAGAACAAAGCAAATGAAAATCTTGATTGTAAGAGAGCAGCACTTAGAAGTGCGATAGATGATTGCAAGACTACTCAGATGAATGTAATTCAGGGGATTTCTGATAACGATTGGGATATCGACCAATCAACAAGAACTTTGGGTATTTTAAGGTCAAAGAAGGAAAAACTTGTTGCTGAATGGAAATCCGTTAATGCTGAGAAATTTAACGAACTTACTACTGTGTGTCCGACTTGCCATAGAGAATTTCCGGCAGAAGATATCGAAAGACTTAAGAGTAATTTTGCACAGAATCAAGCCGAGCGACTGACAGTAATTGAGACTGATGGCAAGGCCATAGCTCAGAAGATCAAGGAGATTGAGGAGCATATAGAAAAACTTAAAAAATGCAATGAACTCAATCGAAAGACTGTTGCTGATACAGGAACAAAGCTTACCAAGCTTGAAGAAGAATATAACGCACTTCCATTATGCGTTGACATATCAGGTGATGATGAGTATATCGGCGTGATGGCGCAAATAGAGGCGTTTGAAATTAACATGGCTGGTATGGAGACAACAGCCACAAGGACGAGACTAAAATCCGAAGAGACCACACTCAGGCAGGAGTTAGCTGAGTGCGAAGCCAAGATCGCTAAGTCTGATACAGAAGCTGACGAAACAAGGCTTGAAGAGTTGCTGGCTAATAAGCGCAATCTTGGACAAGCTCAAACGGATGCACAGAAGACTATTGATTTGTTGGCTGATCTTGATAAGGCTAAAAATGAAGTCCTCACAAATGAAATAAACAAACATTTTAATTTAGTAAAGTGGCAGCTATTTGAATTTGCTAAAAATGGTGGATATAAGTCAACATGTATTCCTACCATAGATGGCAAGAACATTCTTACCACGATGAGTAACAAAGGAAACAGGATTCTTGGCAGAATCGATATCTGCAATAGCATTCAGCAAATTAGTAATGTTGCTTGTCCTATGTGGCTTGATGATGCAGAGAGTCTTGATTCTGCAAATCAGCAGAATGCTGTAGGCATGGTAGATGGTCAGATAATAATGCTTGCCGTAAACGACAGCGAGAAATTGGAGGTAATGTGATGAGTAAGGCATTAGAAGTAGCAAGAGAGCTTGTAAGGCAGCTTGAAGAAGCAGAAAGAAAGAACAAGGTAAAATTATCAACCTTAGCACCTGGAGATGTGTTTGAGATTGGAAAGAACGACTTTATTGTGCTTGAACAGATGAGTTTCGAAACCAAGGTTATTTCCAAGGATTTTATGGCCGAAAACATAGTTTATGATGAGGATTCAAGAGATTACAACGAGTCCAACCTTAAGAAAGTGATTGAGGATGAGATTCAGCCGATAATTGAGTCAGAGGTTGGAGAAAACAATCTTGTTGAGCATACTGTTGAGTTAACATCAGTTGATATGCAGCATGAATTTGATGATTGTGAATGCAAGGTAAGACCTATCACTTTTGATGAGGCTAGGAAGTACAACAACTTACTCCCTAACAAAGAGCTAGACGATTGGTGGTGGACATGTACTCCTTGGAGCACTGAGGAAAGAGGTTGTAGTTATAGCATCACCGTTGTTTCGTCCGCTGGCATTATCCGCGACTACGACTGTGGCTTCAATTGCGGTGTTCGCCCGGTTTGTATCTTAAAATCTAATATCTTTGTATCAAAGAAAGGGGAATAATCATGGCAACATTAACAATGAGAGTATTACAGGAACAGATTAATGATCTCAGAAATGAGATTGCAGTGTTAAAGGCAACTTCAAAGTCAATTAATCTTCCGGAAGGACTCGGTATTGGAGATACATTTGAACTTGCAGATACAACGTGGAAGATTCTTGATATTACAGGTGCTGGATATATTTGTCTGGCTGATAACATTGAAGACATGGAGTTTGATTCAAATTCAAACAATTGGGAAAACAGTGGTCTTCGTGGCTATCTTAATGGAGAGTTTTTTGAGAAGATTGCTGCAGAAATAGGATCGAAAAATATAATTTCGTTTGAGAGAAATCTTTTATCTCTTGACGGCCAGACAGAATATGGCAAGTGTGAGGATAAGGTCTCTCTTCTTACTGTTGACGAATACAGAAAGTATAGAAACCTCATACCAAACACCAAAGATTATTGGTGGTGGCTTGTTAGCCCTTGGAGTACACCATGCAACGATTACAAAAGAGCCGTAGCCGTTGTTTCGTCCGCTGGCGGTATCTACGGCATCAACTGTGACCTCAGTAACGGTTTTCGCCCGGTTTGTATCTTCTCATCTTCAATCTTTGAATCAGGAGATTAAATGATATGGCAGAGAAAGAGTTTGGAGTGATTTCACAGGCAAAGAATTTGGCTGAACACACATTCCGCATAACTTCAAATTGTAATAGATACCCAAAGAAATACAGATTTTCGCTTGTTGACAAAATGCAGAATAAAGCATTGAAAATATACGAATATTTGTATGAAGCAAATAGGACGAATTTGGAAACTTGCCTTGAAGAAAGATCAGAACTGCAGACAAAGGCTATAACACAATGTGATGAACTTTTATTTTACATTGAATTATCAATGAAATTGAATATTATCAATGTGAAAAGCATGGAATACTGGTCGAAAATGGTAGCCGATGTTAAGCATATGGCAATAGCCTGGAGAACTGGTGATAAGAAGAGGTGGGCTGATAGCGAAGATAATTAAAAATATAGGTTACACACTGTATAAACCGTTGTTTCGTCCGCTGGCAATATCAACAACAACAACTGTAACAACAATAACGGTGTTCGCCCATTCTGTATCACACAGACAGTAAGAGTAGGCATTAAGCCGAAATCAGATAAAGATACAAAAAGGTGTGTGACCTTTCCCAAAAGGATAAATACAAAGGAATTTTTACTATGGATAAAGATGTTATATGTGATTATGGAAACCTGTATAAAGCATATAGAAAAGCTAAAAGTGGTAAAAAACATAATTCAAGCACTGCAAAATTTGAAGCAATGAATCTTGAAGGACTTCATATGTTGAAAGAACAACTTGAAAATCAGACATATCGGATGAATCCGTATAATAAATTTAAGGTCTACGAACCTAAAGAAAGAGTGATTAAGTCGTGTTCGTTCAAAGATAAGGTAGTTCAGCATTGCTTATGTGACAATATTTTGCTCCCAAGGTTGAAGTATGAATTTATAAAAACAAACTACGCAGGGCAACTCGGCAAAGGAACCCACTTTGGCATGGATTGTTTGGAAGAACACATGCTTGAATTTTATAATCAGCACGGTCTTGACGGTTGGATTTTGAAATGTGATATTAAAAAATTTTTCTATCAGATAGATCATGAAGTGTTGAAAGATATAGTCGATTACTATTTTGATGACGAATACACGAAATGGTTGAATCATCTATACATTGACAGCACTGCTGGTTTAGGACTGCCACTTGGCAATCAAGTAGCGCAAGTATATGCGTTGCTTATGCTAAATGGGTTAGATCATTTTATAACCGGTGAGCTAGGAATTGAATTGTATGGTAGATACATGGATGATTTTTATCTGATTGCACCAAGCAAAGAATACTTGAAACATTGTCTGGATTGCATAAATCAATTTGTAGCGAGCCTGGGATTATCACTTAATGGCAAGACACAGATAACTCCGTTTAAAAACGGAATTTTATTTACAGGTTTTCATCACTATGTAACGAAAGATGGAAAGTATATACGGAAATTGAATGGTAAAAGTAAGCGAAAGATTTATAAAAAGCTAAAAATTTGGACGAAACTTGTTAATGATGGCAAGATGACAGAGAAAAAGTTTTATGAAAAATATGGTGCTTTGAAAAATCACATGTTGCATGGCAATTGCGTAAAATTGTGTCATTCAATGGATGTATATGTAGAGCAATTGTTAAATAAATCAAACAAAATAAGGAGAAATAAATATGATTAAGTGTGTCAAAGGACTTGTTGAAATTGATGGTTCTAGGAGTGAAGTTAGAGCTGAGACAGTAGTATTACTTAAATGTTTACGTGAATATATAAGTGAGGATGAGCTTGAAGAGGCTATTGAAAACTCAAAAAAGACTGTTGATGAGCTCAAGGCAGAAGCAATAGAAACCATTGCAGAAATTATAAAAGAAGCACTACGTAGGGAGGATAAGTAGATGGAAGATAATACACAGATAGTTGCAACAGAGCAGAAGAAAGAGATAGCAACTTCAAACAAGGTAACTGATTACAGTCTTGGTATATTTGGTACATCCGATAACTTCATAATGGCTATGCAGATGGCTAAGGCACTGGCAGAGTCAACTATTGTACCACAGACATACCAGAAGAACCCATCCAATTGTCTTATCGCTATTGAGCAGGCACAGAGAATGAGAATAAGCCCTCTTATGGTCATGCAGAACCTGTACCCTATACAGGGTAGACCATCATGGAGTTCTCAGTTTCTTATCGCCCAAGTGAATAATAGCGGTAAATATGATATTGAGTTACAGTATGAGGAAACCAAGGATGCAAACGGCAAACCTTTCTCATGCACTTGTTGGACTTTGAAAAAAGGCAGGAGAGTAGAGGGTATGACTGTAGATATGCAGATGGCCAAAGACGAGGGATGGCTCGACAAGAATGGCAGCAAGTGGAAAACAATGCCACAGCTTATGCTTAGGTATCGAGCTGCATCGTTTTTCTCACGTCTTAACTGTCCTGAATTAACGATGGGATTATACACCAAGGAAGAAGTTGAGGATGGTGATTTTAAGGAATATACAATTGAGGATGTATCAACACAGGTGCAGAGCGATCTTGAAAATGCAAATTCACAGGAGTTTATGGAAGACGAAGAAGTACCAGAGTTTGCAAAGTAAACGGAGAAATATTTTCAGGTAGAGTAAATGTAAGAAAGGAGCTTTTGGAATGAAAGCAAAGTGTGAAATATATTGGAACAAAATGCCTAGTAACTGTCAGGAGTGCAGGGCATGGTATGTTGCTCCGTGCTCTTTAGATTTTAAATGTAAACTTATGGAATTGAAACAGATCAAATGTGCAGACGTATCTTTTGAGTTTAGAAATGGCAAAAGGCATGAAAAATGTCCATTAGAAAAAATCGAGGCGTAGGAATGAAGCTTAAATGTATTTCCAGTGGCAGCGTAGGCAACTGCTATTTACTCACAAATGCAAGTAATCAAACGCTTATCCTTGATTGTGGAGTGTCAATTAAAGATATACAGAGAGGTCTTGATTACAATATTAAAGATGTTGCTGGTGTCATTATAAGTCACGCTCATGGAGACCACATCAGGGCAGCAGTTGATTTGAAAAAACTGGATATACCAGTGTGGAAACCATTTGAATCTGTTAGTAAGGCTGTAAAAATGGGAGAGTTTACAATTCGTTGTTTTTCTCTCCCACACAACGGCACTCCCAATTACGGTTTTTTGATCAAGGTTGATGGGCAAAAAATGTTGTACATGACGGATTTTGAGTATTGCCCAATGACATTTAAAAAGCAAAATATCGACCATATGTTAATCGAATGTAATTACATCAAAGATATGGTCGATACTGATGCTCCGAATTACACTCATAAGATACTTGGTCACTGTGAATTAGCTACTTGTAAGGAATTTGTTAAAGTGAATGCTACAGATAGCCTACAGAACGTCATATTGTGCCATTTGGGGATTGATACAAGCAATGCCGACAGAATGGTTACTGAGATATGTGAAGTGGCTAAAAACGCAAATGTGGACGTTGCAAGAGCCGGAGTGGAATTGCAGTTGAGAGCAAAGGATGAATGTCCATTTTAAGCAGAAAGGAGTACAAAAGATATGGCGAAATCAAATGATAAAGTACATGAATATAGAATGTCCGGTGCAGCTTGGTTGTTAGAGATTATCAAGCGTGAGGGCATAGAAGAAGCAGAAAAGGAACTGGCCAAACGTAGAGCATGTTTTGTTCCGCTTGAAATTCCAACGTCAAAGATGCGTGAATATGAGCAGAAAGTTAAATGGAACACGATAGATACAGTGGTCTTATTATCATGTGCAACATTGCATGATGAATTTGGGTTTGGCCATGATAGATTATGTAGGTTCATCGAGCGCTTTATGCTTAAAACTTCTTGCCTTGCTGATGAAGATGTGAAATGGCAGGACTATATAGATACATTACAGAAAGAGGTTGGGATAACCTTTACAATTAGACAGAATGGAGAGAAATAGTATGAACAAAGTAATTTTGATGGGTAGGCTTACCCGTGATCCGGAAATCAGATATTCACAGAATGGCGAGCAGATGTGTATAGCTAGATATACACTGGCTGTAGATTGTAAATTCAAGAAACAGGGCGATGGGCAGACAGCGGATTTTATCAACTGCATTGCATTTGGCAAGAGCGCTGAGTTTACAGAGAAGTACCTTAAACAGGGTACTAAGATTGCCATAACTGGTAGAATCCAGACCGGTAGCTATACAAACAAGGATGGCAATAAAATCTATACAACTGATGTTGTTGTTGAGGAACAGGAATTTTGCGAGAGTAAGAATGCGAATAACAGCAATAGTCAGCAGCCCAATACAGCAAATGCAAGCAATCAGCCAAGCTCTGGAAACGACTTTATGAGCATACCAGAGGGCATAGAGGATGATTTGCCATTTAAGTAGGAGTGAGTGATATGAATAAACATACAATGTCAGACTTATATTCAATGCAAGCTGCTCCGCTTTCTGTGAAGATAAAGATGACAGCTAGAAGAATAAGAGACTGGGTGGATGAGTATGGACAGGATGGAGTCTATGTGTCATTCAGCGGCGGCAAAGATAGCACAGTCCTTGTAGATATAGTGCGGAATGTGTGTGGATATAAGAAGATTCCGCTAGTATTTGTGGATGTACCAACTCAATATCCTGAATTAAAGGAGTTTGCCTTGACATTTGATAATCTTGTGATTTTGAAACCTAAAATTTCATTTGCACAGGTTTGTGAAAAGTATGGATTTCCGATGATTAGCAAGGAAGTGTCAAATTGTGTAAGTGGTGCGAGAAAATATGTTAAATACCTTGACAGCCAAAAATCTAACAACACAATCTTAACAGACAGACAGACAGACAGACAGACAGACAATTCCATATGCTTGCTATATGGCAGACCTATTAGGAATAGACAGGAGAATAAACAAGCAGAACGAGCAGTACAAGAGTTTGCAGATGGGAGTTATCCCTAGCGGTTCAGAATACAGGTTGCGCAGATTAAGTGGAGAACTGACAGATAGTAAAGGCAATTATAGTCAGTTTAATCAAAAAAAATATAAATTCTTTCTTGATGCACCATTTGAAATTAGCGATCGATGTTGTGATGTTATGAAGAAAAAGCCAGTACATGACTATGAGAACAAAACGGGCAAAAAACCAATTATAGCTACAATGGCTTGTGAGAGTATTATGCGTACAAAAAGATGGTTGCAAGATGGTTGCAATGTTTTTAATGCCACAAGACCGCATAGCAACCCTATGAGCTTTTGGACGGAACAGGATGTGTTGCTTTACATCAAAGAAAACAATTTGCCAATATGTTCCGTTTATGGGGACATAGTAACGGACGATGAAGAAAGCGATCAAATGACTCTTGCAGATTTTTGTGATATGGAAGAATTTGGACTTGACAGACCATACTTGCATACGACTGGGTGTTCAAGGACAGGGTGCGTATTGTGTGGGTTTGGATGTCATCTTGAAAAAGATGGACAAGGCCGATTTGAGTTGTTAAAGAAAACTCATCCAAAATTTCACAATTTATTATACGTCTTGAAAAACAATGGCGTGACCTACGCAGAAGCTATTGACTGGATTAATGAACACGGAGATATGAACATAAAATATTGATTCGTGGTGAGCGGAATGGAATATAAAGGAGTGAAAGCGAATGAGCGGAATTAAAGGCTATACAGCGGAAGAAGTCGCACGAGATGCAAAGCAAAAACTTATTAGCGACTATGCACTTTGCAAGTGGAATTTAGCTGAAATCAGACAGCATGAAAAAGAAATTGCAGATATACGACTTGCTTACAATTCAAAGATAGTAAAGTACAGGATGGAAAGCGTAAACAGAGTTCTTGACTTCGTACGAAGTGAATATAGGGCAGGTAGAATTTGCGACCTTGAAATACTATTGTGTCACTGTCAAAACAAGCTAAATGGCAATATTGACGGAGTAGAATTAGACCTTGATGAGCATTTAAGAGGAGTTTCTTTTGAGAAAGTGGGTGAGGACAAATGGGAGCAAGAAAAGGAATAAACTTAAAGCGCGTGAAGAATCAACTTGAATTACTTGAAGGTATGCTTGGGCAGGATGCTACATCGAGACGTAAGAACATATCAAGCAGGCGTGCATTAAGAATCGCTCAAGCGTGTGTTGACAAACAGATAGCCAAACCGCTGGAGCCATGGGGCGCATATCAGTGTTGTCCTAGTTGCGGAGTGGCATATATATTCTTTGATAATTACTGTCAGGTATGTGGACAGAAAATTGATCGGTAGGAGGTGGAGAACAATGGGCAAGCTAACGATTGATGAGATAATAGATCACTGTGAAAGAAAAACAGAACTATATGAGCAAATGGTTGGGAAAGAGCGTCTTGAAACAACGCCGTTGATTAGTTCGACAATAAAAGAGTATTGGGAGCATAAACAGGTTGCGGAATATCTGAAAAAGTTCAAAAAGTATGAGAACTTAGAGGAACAGGGAGAAACGAGTTCTACATTGAAGCTTTGCTTTGTGCAGACCCGGATAGTGTAATAACCTTTTATGACAAGCAGTTTGGTAAAACAGTATTCCTCACAAAATCCGAAGCCGAAGCAAAACTGAAAGAATTGGGAGGTGGAGAAAATGAGTGATAAGCAGAGCAATCTCACAGACAAAGAAATGGAAGATTTACAGAGCATAGTAACTGACACATTAGCAAGTGTATGTGCTATGGCAGATAAGCACAACATCGACAGAGATAGTATGCTGAAATACTTTGCTGATATGCTCACAGCTTTTACAGAAGTGGCAAGCATACAGAATTATGAAACTAACCACACCAATGCCGACAGGATAAGGAATATGTCGGATGAAGAGTTGGCGGAGTTTTTGGCGTATAACGCATACTGTGAAGAGTGCTATGTGAAAAAAGATGATTCTTGTTGCTATCCAGATGGAACCTGCAAGCAAAAACATCTTGAATGGCTTCAATCAGAAGCAGAATAGGAGAGAACATGAAGTATATAAGCAATGCAAAATATGGAGAGCCTGTTGAGTCTGGAACTATCTACAGGGGTGACAACAAAAGATTAGATATATGCGTTCACACACTACACGGTTGCGGAGAAACACTATACATGAGTTGTCAGGCACTAGGCATTATGGATAGGAAATTAAACAGCACATCTGTAATAAGTGCGATAAATGAAGCTCAATCACTGGTGAAACAGGAGCTTGATTTACTTAGCAAGGAACTTAATACCATATTGAATAGCAAGGTTGAAATATCAAGGTATTAGAACAGGAGAGAACATGGAAGATAGATATTTATTCAAAGCAAAGAGAGCCGATAACGGAGAATGGGTGCAGGGGTACTTATTTGATGATGGATTTGAAAATGGAAGAGTATTTATAGGTGGCCTTGTTATTGAGAAATACACAGGGACTGCTTGTGATGATTGGACTATTTCTGGTTCGTGTTTCTGCAAGGTTGATAAATCCACAATCTGCCAATGCACAGGTTTGAGAGATAAGAACGGCAAACTGATTTGGGAGAATGATTTTTTAAAATATGAATTGGGTGGAGTGAGAATTGATTCTGTTAAAATATCAAGCCCTATTTTCTCTCAGACAATGCGTTTGAATTTACAAAATTATGAAATTATCGGCAATATTTTTGACAACCCTGAGTTATTAGAAAGCGAGGAATAATATGAGAGAGCGTGAGGCAGTAGAAAAGCTGAAAAATATGAGATTGTTTATGCAACTTGAGGATAACAAGAACGAGTGCAAGTTTACGGAAGATGATTACAAAGCTAACGAAATGGCAATACAGGCACTTGACAAGCAAACCCCGAAAAAGATAGTCACAAGGGAGCGCACAGAAAGTTTTATTGAGTATGTCTGCCCTGAATGTAAGAATGTGATAATGACTGAAATAATTAGGAATGGGTATTTTGGCGTATGTACTGCATATTGTAGTGAATGTGGGCAGAGGCTGGATTGGAGCAATATTGAAAATGGAGAAGAAACGGATGAGACTGATTGACGCAAATAATGTTATTGATGACATAAAGTGGGAAATGGGCGAAACTTATGACGATGACGTTCGTGCAGGGATGAAAAGCGTTATTGATATAATAAATAAGCGCAGGACTGCCTATGATGTGAATAAGGTTGTGGAAGAATTGGAAGAAATAATACATCCAAAAGGTCTTTATTTTTGCAGAGTGTCAAAAGGTGGATGTAACAAGTCTGATGATGTTGGTTGCATAGATTGTGCGATTCAAAAGGCAATCGAGATAGTGAAGAGAGGTGGAAAGAACGAGTAAGCCAAATTACAAAAAAATATATGCTATAGAAAAATCCAACCGTGAAAGGCTTTTGAAAGTTAATCCAAACCTTGATGACAAGAGTGGTATATACTTTCTCACCCGGACGGATGAGGATGGCATATCTTACTTTTACATAGGTCAAGCTGTGAAAATCTTGCAGCGGATGTGCAGTCACCTTACCGGGTATCAGCATATAGACCTATCATTGAAGAAACGAGGGTTTTACAGTGCGGATAACCCCTATGGATGGCAGATTAATTTTATCCACTACCCTAAAACTGAACTAGATCAGATGGAGCAGTATTGGATATTGCAATACACGAAGAAAGGCTACCAGTGCCGTTACAACAAGACAGCTGGTGGTCAGGGTGAGGGCAAAGAGAAGATAAATGAATTTAAGGCTTCTAAAACTTATAGAGATGGGTTAAAACAGGGCTATAAAAATGCTTCAAGAGAAGTCTCTCATTTGTTCGAATTGCACCTTGATTACAAAACTAAGTCGGATATGCCGAGCAAAAACCAACAAAAGGCAATTGACAAATTCGACAAATTTCTCAATTTCTACAAAGGCGGTGATACTAATGAATGAAACTTGGAAAGATATTGAAAACTATGAAGGGTACTATCAGATTTCAAATTTCGGAAGGGTTAGAAGTGTTGACAGGTATATTTATAACACAAGCAATTTTGGAAACAATAAGGTTTCATTCTACAAAGGGAAAATTATGAAACCGTCAAAAAGGAAAAAAGGATATTTGGGCATATGCTTAACAAAACAAAATAAACAGCAAAGTTTTTTAATCCACAGACTTGTAGCAAAGGCATTTATTCAGAACCCGAACAATCTGCCACAGGTTAATCACATTGATGAAGATAAGACAAATAATTGCGTATGGAATCTTGAATGGTGTAACAACAAATATAACGTAAATTATGGGAATTGTTTATCCAATATGTCAAAGACAAGAACAAATAATACGCATAATCAAAAGCCTGTAAGATGCAAAGAGACTGGAATTATATATGCTAATAGCAATGACGCACAAAGGAACACAAATGTATATGCTAGAAATATAAGGGCAAATTGCTGTGGCACATATAAAAGTGCAGGGAAATTGCACTGGGAATGGGTGTCACAGAGACAGTATGAGAAGTTTATGGATTTGTTGAAAGTGGGTGATTCGGAGTGAGTGGTGGAAGTTGGAACTATTTATATTCAAAAGAGATTGACGACCTTATGCAGTACAGCAACATTGAAACATTAGAAGAAATGGCTGATTATCTCAACCAAAACAGATATGAAGATGTGGCAAAAGATACAAGGCGGTTAGTTGAATATATTAAATCAGCCAAAATAATAGTGGAAACGCTCTTTGAAATGTTAAGCCCTGTTTTCAAAGCTGTTGAATGGTATTGTAGTGCAGATTGGGGCAAAGATAGAGTTGACAAGGCAATAGAAGAATATAGGAATGGAAAGAGTGAATCAGAATGAAGATTTTAAGCAAAAAGAAATACAATAAACTCATTGAAGATTTTGAGAAATTGCAGAAAAAGGTTGAGGAACTCAAAAGGATAAATGAGAGTATTGGGAAAAAGCTGGAAGATAAAAAGACAAGTTGCAAGCTGAATAATGGTAAGGATTTCTGCTTTAAATGCGAAAATTCTTACAGATACAAGACATATTGGGGGGTGACAGAAATCGAAAAATGCGGTTGCTTGCTTGATATACCTTGTGAGAGCTTTTGTAAAAAGAAGGTGGATGATAGATAATGAGCAATGATAATATTCATACGCCCTACGGATTTCCGCTTTATGCCACAGAGTGTGGGAAAACGAGGCTTAGCTGTGCTACAGGTATTGATATTTACTGCAATGCTTGTGGCAAGAAAATCAAGATTGTTGATGACAAGAAAGCAGGTGATTCAGAATAATGAATAAGTATGGTCAATTTGACATATTTGACTATATTTCAGAACCAGTTACCATAACAAAGCCTATTCGGTTGATAGAACTATTTGCTGGCTACGGAAGTCAGGCAATGGCACTTAAAAGAATAGGTGCAAAATTTGAGCATTACAGAGTTGTGGAGTTTGATAAGTACGCTATTGCAAGCTATAACGCAGTGCATGGCACAGATTTTCCAACAATGGATATAACAAAGGTTCATGCAGAAGATTTGAATATTTGCGACACAGAAACCTTTACTTACTTACTTACTTACTCTTTTCCGTGTACGGACCTGTCTGTTGCTGGGAAGCAAGCTGGTATGTCTAAGGGTAGCGGTACACGATCAGGGCTTTTGTGGGAAGTTGAAAGAATACTAACTGAAATTAGAGACAGTAATGGAGAGTTACCACAGATTTTATTCATGGAGAATGTGCCACAAGTACACGGTAAGAAAAACATCAATGATTTTGAAAAGTGGTTGGAGTTTTTGGAAAGTTTAGGTTACACAAATTATTGGCAAGATTTGAATGCTAAAAATTATGGAGTGGCACAGAACAGGAATAGATGTTTTATGTTTTCTTTTCTTGGTAATTATACATATTTTTTTCCAACTCCTACTCCGTTAAACAAAAGATTAAAAGACTATTTAGAAGATAGTGTTGATGAGAAATATTACATCAATAATGAAAAGGCTAGCAAATTGATTTATCAGTTAATTGACAATGGAACTTTGCCAAATACAATGCCTAAGAGCAGAGCAGAGCAGAGCAGAGCAGAGCAGAGCAGAGCAGACTTGCATTGATGGGACAATCAACAATCCACAGCAAAGAGAAGTTGCAAACTGCATACCAGCAAGGTACGATAACGGAATTTCAAAACGCAGAAAAGCCGGAAATCTTGTCGCAGAAAATATGTATTGATACAAGCATGAGCGGTTTAGAGGGCGGTGCAATAAGAACATACAAAGACACAGCTCCATCTATAACCGCAAGAGAGTATAAAGAACCAAGAATGATATTGGAGTGATTGAAGTAATGGCAGATGTAAATGTAGTAGGTTCTCTTGAAGCAAAATTTGAGAGCACCAACAGAATTTATGATGTGTGGGGGGTGTAGTCCAACATTGAGTACAATGCAAGGTGGTAATCAAGAGCCTAAAATTCTTGAAACAAAACAGTTGGGATTTATGGATAACGGCACAGGCAAGCACCAGTCAAACACAGTATATGACGAAAATGCACTTTGTCCCAACATTACAACGGTTGAGGGTGGCGGTACGCAACAGATTAAAGTGTGCGAAAGTCAGATAGTTGCTATGCGTGGAAGAAATCCTGATAATCCGTCAGATAGAACTGTTGGAAGTCCGACAGAACAGAGATTAGAGGTAAATACGCAAGGCACAAGTAATTGTTTAACAAGTGTACAGAAAGATAATCTTGTTATGGAACCACAAGTATTAACACCTAAACGTACAGAGTATGGCAAGCAAATACGGAAAGCATATGAAAGCGGACAGATACAAGAAAGTAGACATAATATGACGGAGTTGGAGCCTAGACGAGATAATGTGTCTAATACGCTGACAACAGTGCAGAAAGATAATTTGTTGCTTGAAAATGTGAAAATCAGGCAAGCCACAAAGGGTGGTTCTATTGAGTGCGAAATAGGTGGTTGCTTCGACGCAAGCTATCCGAAAAGCAAGACCAGAAGAGGCAGAGTGCAAGACAAAGGCAATACTTGTCCTACATTAACCGCACAAAACCAAGAAGTTGTAAGAATTGAAAAGCCTTTATTGTTAGGTGGTGTTGGGAAAGAAAATGAATTTGGTTCACAATACAGACAAGGAAACAGAGTGTATAGTTCTAATGCTTGTGCTATGGCATTAAATGCTCAACCCGTTGGAAATACTGGTGGAAATTCGTATTTATACAATGTTGGCTATCGTATCAGAAAGCTAACACCGAAAGAGTGTGGGCGGCTTATGGGCGTATCTGATGATGATATTGACAAAATGGCAGCAGTCAACAGTAATACGCAACTATATAAGCAATTTGGCAATAGCATAGTGGTTGATGTTATGTGCGCTATGTTTAAAAATCTAAATATACAACAGGAGGACAATAAGTAATGCATAATATAAATAAAAGGCAACTGGGAATTGTGAAAATATTGCAAGAGAAAAAGTTTGTGACAACTTCTTTTATTTGTAAAGAACTAAATGTCTCAACACGAACATTGCGTTCGGATTTGCAATATTTGAAAACTGCATACCCCAATATTGTTACTCATGTAGGTAACAAAGGTGGCGTAGAATGGGTTGACGAAAATGAATAAATATGCAAGCACATAATTGCATTTTTATCTTTGAAAGGAGAAAATTTTGGCAAAAAGAATTAGAGCGACAGCAGAGGCAAAACTTGACCCCGAATGGGAAAGAGCTTGTGCCATGGCAAATGATTTAAAGTCTAAAGATGGCACTGTTCTTTGGGCATTAAGTTTTATTCATGCCTGGGAAGATGCGGTAAATATGATAAAGGAGACATTGTGAATCTTGCTAAGTTTCTGCTTTGGCGCAATGAATGATAAATATAGTGTTCAGTGCAAGCAAAATTTCTAAAAAAGGCATTACAAAAGACGAAGACTAAAATCATATAAGGAGTGAGGTTTGATGGCGGTATACAGGAGTGTGCATTTATCATTTTGGACGGACAATAAGGTTGAGGATGATTTTACACCAGAGGATAAGTATTTTTATATTTATTTGCTGACGAACCCTCAGACTAATATTTGTGGTTGTTACGAGATTAGCTATTCTCAGATGACTAGAAATACCGGGTATAACAAGGACACAATAATAAGACTGCTTGAACGCTTTGAAAATGTTCACAAGATTATTAAATTTGATAAGAATACCAAGGAGATATTGATTTTGAATTGGTATAAATACAACTGGAGTAAGTCCGAGAAAACGCTTACTGGGGTTGAAAATGTTGCAAAACATATTAAGTCGGAAGTGTTTAAAAAATATGTTTTGGATGTTGTAAAATGCATAAGAAATGATACCCCTATTATGGGGTATACATACCCCATACAAGCATCTGTATCTGATACTGATATTAATAATATATATATTAATAATAAAAGAGATATAGTTAATACATCTAAGAATATTAATATAAATAATAATATACTAGATGAATTAATTACAGAGTTTAATATATCTAATTATTTATTAGATAGTATCAATACATGGCTTAAATATAAAAAAGAACGGAGATTTACATACAAAGAGAGTGGCCTGAGAACCTTGGTTAAGACTATTAAGGCCAAGGCTGATGAGTATGGAGAGCAAGCTGTCATAGCGATAATTGACGAAAGTATCGGAAATGGCTACCAGGGGATAACCTGGGACAGAATAAAAAAAGTTCAACCACCAAAGCCTAGACAGAGTGCTAATGATCAGTTTGATAGGCTCATGGAGCAAATAAGGAGAGATGAAAATGATTGACGGCAAGGATGAAATAACGCAGAAGTCAAAACAAGGGGTGTTAGAACAATGGAGATAAGAGTTGAACCCACTAGCATTGAACGGCTAGTTGATACAGTTGTAAATACCATAAACGAATCGTTTAAAAATGTAACCATTGATGATGTGAATATGTATAAGTTAGGTTATAACAAAGCACTTGATGATCTAATGGCAAAATTAGATTGCGACAAATATTTGCTGAATAAGTGGCAGCGTGATGCAATTCGTGACAAGGTGAGAGAAATCAAGGAGGAGAGCAATTGACCGATAAAGAAACACGTAAGATAATAGCGGTGTTAATGGTTGCATATCCGAATTATAAGCCGATTAACATTGACTTTACCGTATCTGTTTGGGCTGATATGTTGTCTGATTATTCTTACTCAGAGGTTGATATGGCAATCAAGGCATATATATCAATGGACACCAGTGGCTTTGCCCCGGCGATAGGACAGGTTATTGACAAAATAAAATCAATAACTACTCCTCAGCAAATGACTGATGCCGAAGCGTGGTCACTGGTTCGCAAGGCAATATCGGATAGCAGCTATAATGCTACAGATAGATTTAACGAGTTACCGATAACATGCCAAAGGGCGGTCGGATCACCGGCACAACTAAGAATGTGGGCGCTGGATGCGTCTTATAACGAAAACGTAGTTAGTAGCAATTTCATGCGCAGCTATCGAACGGAAGTCGCTCGGCAAAACGAACTAAGCAGAATGCCAAGTGAGGTTCGGCAGATCATCGAAAAAATCAATAATAATTCTAAATTACTTTCAGAGTATGAGGCTAATCGGCCCGATAAAATCACAAAAGATAAAACGATAATTGAATAAGTTGGTGAAATGATGGAATCCAGATATCAAAAACTTAAAAATGCTGGATTGTGTGTAAGATGTGGCAAAACAAGAGATAGAGATGGTGCTTATTGCTCGGTCTGCTGCAAAAAACACACTGATGAAAACAAAACGGCAAAAAAATGGTACGCAGAAAATCACATTTGCCCTAGTTGCAGAAAAGAATCCTTATACGGAGACGAAAAGCAATGTTTGGCTTGTCAACAAAAACATAACAATTTTCAAGAAATTTATAGGCAGAAAAATAGGTTAGAACTCAACAAAAGACATGCAGATGGGGCAAGACGCATATATGCAGAGCGAAAAGCTCAAGGGCTTTGCCCTAAATGTGGGAAAATTAGACCTCAATTTGGATTTATAACATGTGGTTTGTGTCAAAAAAAAGATAATTCAACATTGCGAAGCAAATATGTACCACATCCAATAATTCCTGTTGAAGGCAAATGCCGATATTGTGATAATCCTGTTTATCGCAACTATAAGGTATGCCAAGATCATTTTGACAAAATGTATGGATATCGACAGCTTAAATGGCATCCACCTATAAGAAAGGCGGTGGATGAATGATAAGCAAAAATGATAACCCATGTAAAGATTGTGTAGAACCTATCAGACATATAGGTTGCCATGGAAACTGCGAAAAATATTTGACATGGAAGAAAGCATATGATGAATGGAACAGCAAAGTGTTTAACGAGAGGTCGAAGAGTCGAGCGGTTGACAAGTATTTGGTAGACAGAAGTTTAAAGACAAAGGCAGAGTATCGGAGGAAAAACAGATGAATGTTGTGGTTACGCAAAGCGGTAAAAAAGTGAATATTGCTGATATTGTTTTGCCTGATGATGTGGCAAGAACAATAGCTAGCATGATTGGTTGACAAGTAAATAAATGACAAGTAGAATGTGCCGTAGAATGTAGTGTATATGCGGCACATTTTACGTAGGAGGGCGATAAAAATGGAATGTGTGGCATATATAAGAGTGTCAACAGAAAGACAGGTTGAAGAGGGCTACGGCCTTGAAAGTCAAAAAAGAGATATCGAAGAATATTGTAAGAAAAATGAAATGCTAATCACTGATTGGTATATTGATGCTGGACTATCTGGGATGGACATGACCAAGCGTGTTGAACTGCAACGGCTTATATCGGATATATCAAAAATAAACGACATAGTAGTATATAAGCTGGACAGACTAGCAAGGGATTCAGTAGATGCATTATACATGATCGAGAAACTCTTTACACCGAAAGGCGTCAGAGTTAATAGCGTACACGATTTTGCCAGGTATGAAACACCACAAGACAAGTTTCAAACACATATTATGGCGGCAGTTGCCGAATACGATAGAAACACAATGTTGCTGAGAATGCGCGGCGGTATGCTGGAGAGAGTTAAAAATGGCTACTGGATGGGCGGTGGCAATACACCATACTGTTACCGATATGATAAAAACCTTGGCTATCTTGTACCAATTCCAGAACGTGCCGAACAGGCTAATAGAGCTATGGATTTGTTTATTGGCGGTATGTCCGACGTAAAAATTCAGAGATTACTTGGCTATAAGAGCGAATTTGTTGTGAGAAATATCCTCACAGGGGTTGTTAATATCGGTTATATCCCATACAAGGGCGGCACATATAAAGGATTGCATGAGCCGATATTTGAGCATGACAAATTTTATCTTGCTCAGGAGTTGAGAAAAAGTAGACGTAAACAACATGTATACAGTTTTACCGAGCCACATTTGCTTACAGGTTTGTGTTATTGCAAAACCTGTGGTTGCAAGATGCGATACCAGAAGATAACTGGCATGGGGATTCATAAGATATATTGTTGCTCACACGACAAATACTTGGACTACTTGCCAAACTACAATACAGATTGCGACAACCCCGGAGCATGGGCAAGCGATATTGAAATAGCATTTGAGCATGAGATACTTGGCATCTCAATAAATCTATCACAATACAAGCCAAAGGCAAAAGAAACAAAGTTGCAAATACTGACTAACCAGCTTGAAAAACAAAAATCAAAGCTAAAACGGCTATACACCCTGTATGCAGAGGGAAACGACATGGTTTTGGATATGATTAAGACTTTGGAGACTGAGATCAGAGAGACTACCGAAAAGATTTCAGCTGAAAGAAAAAATGGTCAGCAAGAGCAGAAAAAAGAATTTGTCTATGAAAATATAAAAAAACTTGCCGACATCTGGGATGGTATCAGCAAGTCTCAAAAAAACTCTATACTCAAAACTATAATTGATAAGGTAATTGTAGGCAAGGACGATATAGAAATTCAGCTAAAAAACTTTTAGCACTTACATAATGCAGTTCCTATG